GATGCGCGACACGTTCCAGACAATCCCCGTGCCGTACAAGCACGCGCCGCTCGGTTGGCAGCGCCAGGGCTTGACCTACACGGCGACCGGGTACGGCGCCCGCATTCCCTCGCGCCATATGGTGCAATGGGAAGGACGCTGGCGCCGGGTCTACGTCACGCAATACGCAAATGCCGGATCCGCTTGGGTGCTGATCGGCGGCGAGCGCGTGCCGGTGGATATCTACCACGGGCAAGACCGGGCGGAGGCGTGAGCATGCCACGCAGGCGGGACATTCTGCGCGGCCATATCGTCGCCGGATTCGCCTACCCAACAAGCACCTGGCCGGCCGCGCTCGGCCGACCGGGAACGGGCGCCTGGCACGTCAGCGCCTATCGAGGCGACCGCGCGCGGCCGTCATACGTGCGGCCCGAGATCATCGCGGGGCCGTTCGAGACACGCGAGGCCGCGCAGGCAGAGGCCGACCGGATACGGCAGGAGGTGCGCGCCACGGCATAGCCCGCGCTGGCTCGCCCGCAACAGCCCGGACCTCGGAGACGAGGCCGGGCTTAGGGCATTAGAGGGGCCGGCCGGCCGCTCGCATCGACAGGAGACAAAAGCACATGGACAACCAAGACACGCCGCACGCCGCACCGGAAGCCGACGCCCCGGTTGCGCCCGACCGCGCCTATATTGGCACGGCGACATATTCGCCCGACGACAACAAACTGCGAATCTACCCCCGGCACCGACTGGACGCGGAGACTTACGCGCGCGTCAAGGCGGCCGGGTTCAAGTGGGCGCCGAAACAAGAACTTTTTGTAGCGCCAATGTGGACGCCAGGCCGCGAGGATCTCGCAATTGAGCTTTGCGGCGAGATCGACGACGAGGACAAGACGCTCGCCGAGCGCGCCGAGGAGCGAGCCGAGCGTTTCGAGGAGTACACCGAGAAACGGACGGCAGACGCCGAGCGGGCGCAAAAAGCCGTTGCGGGAATTGTCGAGCACATCCCGCTCGGGCAGCCGATTTTGATCGGGCACCACAGCGAGCGCCACGCGCGCAAGGACGCCGAGCGCATAGAAAACGGCATGCGGAAAGCCGTCAAAATGTGGGACACGGCGAAATATTGGCAGGCACGCGCGGCCGGAGCACTTGCCCACGCCAAATATAAGGAGCTTCCCGCCGTGCGCGCGCGTCGCATCAAGGGTATTGAGGCGGACTTGCGCAAGCTCGACAAGCAGGACAAGGAATCGGCCGCCACGCTGCGGCTTTGGGAGCTTGTGGACATGCCGGACAAGTGGAAGCCGCGCGAGGACGGGACCACGCTAACGCGCGAGGAGCGCGCCGCCTATATCGCGGGGCGCGAACATGCGGGCTTTTATGTCGCCCGAGGCGAGAACGGGCAGACCTGGAGCGCCTACGACGTGTTGCGGCTTCCGGCCCAGGAGCGCTACAAGGCCGCGCCCGTGATGACGATCGACGAGGTTATGGCGAAGATCAAGGCCGCGGCCGAGCGCGCGACCGCGCACCGCGCCCGGTGGCGTGCTCATTACAATAACCGCCTGGAGTACGAGCGCGCCATGCTGGCCGAGGCCGGGGGCACAGTTGCCGACCAGCGCAAGCCGGAGGTCGGGGGCGCCGTGCTCAGCTTGTGGGGGCCGCGCGGCGGATGGGCGTACATTAAGAAGGTCAACAAGGTAACGGTGACGATTCAACACCGCTGGAACGACGGGGGCCGCGTGTTCGACCACAAGGAGCCCTTCGACAAGTTGCGCGACGTGATGACGCGGGCGCAGGTAGAGGAGGCGCGGGCGCAAGGGCGGATCAAGGAAGCGCCGGACGGAATAGGCTTTTGGCTTTTGCAATCGCGCGAGGACTTTGACAAAGCCGAGGCCCAGCGCGCCGCCCTAGTTTCCGTCAAGCGGGCGCCGGACCCTGCGGCGGACATGCGCGCCGCACTCAAGGCAGGCGTTCAGGTTGTCGCAGCGCCGCAACTGTTCCCGACGCCGGCGCCTATTGCCGCGCGCATGGTGGATCTCGCCGGCATCGAGCCAGGGCATCGCGTGCTAGAGCCGAGCGCGGGGACGGGCAACTTGCTAGGCGCCATGGGCGGCCGCATGTTCGGGCACAATCCCGAGCGCGGCACGGTTCATGCCGTGGAAATCAACCCGAAACTCGCCGGCAGACTGCAAGCGGAGTTTCCGCTAACAAACGTGCATTGCAACGACTTCCTCGAAAACGTGCCCGAGGATTTCGAGCCATTCGACCGCATCGTTATGAACCCGCCTTTTGGGAATGCGGCTGACATCAAGCATATTCAGCATGCCGCGCGCATGTTGAAGCCGGGCGGCCGACTTGTCGCCTTGTGCGCCAACGGGCCGCGCCAGAAGGAGCACCTTGCACCCATGGCGACACACTGGGAGGAGTTGCCCGCGGGCTCGTTTGCCGAGCAAGGCACGGCGGTTAACGTCGCGTTGCTCGTCATCGAGGCGCCCTAATGGGCCGCCTCTCCGAATCCAGCGCCCGCGCGCTTGCGATGCTCGCCCCGCCGATCGCTTGGGCGACATGGACGGACGCGCGGACGGGCGAGATACGACGCCGGGCTTTGCGGAGCCCGGCAGACGTGCAGCGGATCCGGGCGGCACGGGCGGCAGCGCCGGCATGGCTCGCCGTGCGGATAGACTACCGCGTCAAGCGTGACGCGCAGGCGGATACGGATTCGTCCGTATGGTAACCCTCGGCAACCCCAAGACAGGAGCACAGGACATGACCGACAAGACACACACGCCGGGACCGTGGCACGTTGGCAGCAAGCGGGCCGGCAACGACCCGATCATATGGGCCGGCAAGCGCGCGGGATGCGTGGCCCTAGTCAATGCCGACGCGCCGCGCAGGTCAAAGGAGGAGGCCGACGCCAACGCGGCATTGTTGGCCGCCGCGCCGGCGATGCTGGAATCCCTCAATTGCTCGACGGCCGTTCTAACCGCATGCTTGCCGCACGTTGACGGCGAGCGCAAGCGCATGGTGCAGATGCAAATCGAAGCCAACCGCGACGTTGGCCGCGCCATCGCCGCGGCGAAAGGGGGTGCGGCATGACCCTACGCGAATCCCTCAACTACCAGCACCAGGCCTGCACCGACGCGCTGGCTTGGCACGCCGACACGTTCAAGAAATACCCGACTCCGGCCGGGCAGCCGGGACTAGCCGACGCCTTCAACGCCGGGCACGCGCAAGGGTGGCGCGATGCAATGGCAGCCGTGGCGCTGCACGGGAAGCAAACCGCATAGCGCCCGCAACCAAGCCGACCCCCGAGCCCCGCCAAACCACCGGCGGGGTTTTTCTTGTCGGCCGCGACAGAATTAGCCCGCGGCCTAATAGCGCTGCAAACTGACTCGGACATGCTTGCATTAGTCGTGCTTATTCTCGGGATCAGTCGCCCACTTAGCTAGCGCCGCCCAAGGATCCGCCCCGACAGTCACGGGCAGCGGCGCGGCGACCGCATGCGGGGCTCGCTCACGGACAGATGGTCGTGACTTTTTTAGTCTCGACGGGCGAGGGCTCGGCTCGGGCTTCCAATTGAGTTCGCGCTTGATGTCGGCGAGACAGTTGCGCACGCCGCGGCGATCGGACGGGGAGTTGGGGATCGTGACGAACCTGGTGCGGCCGGCGTAGGTGAGGTAGAGCTTGGCGTGGACGCGGCCTATGTCGAGACGCAGCACTTCTATGCCTAGGCTCGACAGGCGAGGGCCGAGCCAGTCGAGGTATGGGTGTTTCACGCCGGCCCCTCGTCAGCGCGGATGCGGCTGGCTGCCTCGCTGGATCCGTCCGCCCCTACATCTTCCGCAATCTCGGCAAAATGCTCCCGCAAGACCGGCAGCGCGACTGCGAGCGCGGCGTCGGCCAATCTCAGGTACGCGCCCTGGGTGCCCTGTGGCCTGTCGTTCCACAGTCTGCCTGACGGGCATTCCGCAGCGTAGATCGCCCGCGCCACGGCCTCTCGGAGTTCGGCGCGGGTCATTTGCCACCTCGCAAAACCATGTCGCGGCAGGCATTGAAGCCCGCGTTGCAATACCCGACCTCATCGTCCTTGTGCCCGGCATCCCGCGCATCCGGCACCCGGCGCGCGAGGAAGTCGGCGAGGGCGTTCGAGAGGGCCGCGCTATCTACGGTGCCGAGTCCCGGCCTCTTAATGCCCGCGACCTCGCAGAATCTGGATACATCCCCGACGCTGATCGTGGGCTTGGTCATCGGGGCACTTCGGGGGCTGCGGGAAGGGGCATCCAGTGGGTGGGCTTGTCGCCGCTCGGGTACGCGGTGAATTTGTCCGCGCTCGACGACCTCGCGCCGCCGATGATGACGCTGCGCTCGACCCAAACGCGCTTGCCGTTCGTCAGGATTACCGGGTCGCTGGTGTAGGTTGCGGGCACAATCTTGCCCTCGACCGTCAGCGGCTTGTCGTCAACGTGTTTGTGAACGAGCGTTTCCATAGGAAGCCACTGAGGCGTCATCGCGGCGAGCACACCGGCGCGGGCTTTGTGCTCGCGGGGTATGTCTTGCGCCGATGCCTGAAGGCCCGCGTTCGCGTAAACCCAATCGCGATAGTCGTCCAGCAGCCGCTCGGCCTCGTCACGCTTTATCATCGGTCGGCTCCTTCTTGATCAGCAAATGTTGGCGCTCGCGAAACGCGGGGACGGAAGCAAAGTCGTATCCGCAACCTGTCATCCAGATTGCAAAGTCGCGCAACTGGTCCGCATCGGCCTCGGCTGCTTCGGCGCGGGCGCGCAGGGCTGCTTCGGCTGCATTTACCTCGCGCAGATGCGCGATACTGTCGAGCATCGTCCAGCGAACTACCGCGTCGTGGTGTCGGCGGATCAGCGCGTCGAGATTGGTGTCATTCTGCATCGGGCTTCTCCTTGCGTGCGGCCATCATGGCGTCGGCGTATTCGTAGGCCGTTTGCGCATGTAATTTTGGCGTGGGTGAGTATTCGCCCTTGATGCGCCCCGAAAACGCGCAAAGCCCCGCAAGCGCCTGACCGGCGAACCAGTCACGCAGGGACATGCCGCCAAGGCGTTCGGCGTACACGCGGCCCGCTTCCGTGTCGAGAAACGGCGTCGGAAACGCAGGCGTGTCGTCGCGGTCGTTCATGACAAAGGCTCCATCGTGAGGTTGAGTGCGTCGAGCCCGCGCACGAAAGCAATCGGCGCACGATCCTCGATTGAGTGCAGGTTGTACGAGGTCACGCCGACTGGATTGCCTTCCTTGTCCACGATCAGCATCAAGCAAGCACCGCGTTCAGTGATTGCCAGCAGCACCATGCAATGACCGGCCTTGCGTCCGTATCCGCCGCTGATCCCGTAAACGTTGCCGACGACGGGCTGCGAGAACGTCGGCAGGTCTGTTACGTTGATCTTCATCGCATCACCGCCTCTGCCGCGCGTGCGAGGGCGGCGTCGAGTTCGGCGGCAGAGGCATCCAGTTCGATGCACGCCTTGCGATAGGCTTCGTCGTCGTCCCCGCGCGATGCCTCTAGGCAAACTGCGACGGCTTCACGGTGCCGGGCAGCAGCGACGAACACGGCGGCGAGTTCGCGCGCGCATCCAAATGCCGTAATTGCGGCGTGCTCTCCGCTGAGTTCCGCGACGGCGGCGGCGATTAAGTCGGTATTCGTGCTCATGCCTTCCTCCGTGCGCGTTCGAGATTGGCGATGGCCTTTACAAGAGCGTTCACTCCGTCTCGAAAATCTCGGTTGTGACAACGGATAGCCGCCTCGACCACCGCGCGCCGTGCCTTCGTGAGCTGCTCGACCCGGCCTCGCGCGTGCCAGCCTGCGATGACACCGTTCGCGTAGGCCTCGCGCACAGGCGGAATGCCGTGTGGCCCGAACTTGCGGCGCACCATGCCCCACGCCCGCTCTTTCAGCGTCGGTCTAGCCACGGTCGCCTCCTGCCGCGAGGGCGTTGCTCAGCATGTGCCAAGCCGCGTTGATGTCGCAGGCGCGCTGTGCGTCGCTCCTTGCATCGAGGCGCACGCCGATCATCGGGAGCACGTTGCCCATAACCTCCCGCAGCCGCGCGTTGTCGGCCTTGAGTGCCGAAAACAGCGCCTTGATTTCGTCGCGGGCGTTGAGCGCGTCAGCCTGCGCCTTGTAGTCGGTCTGCGATTGGCCGTGCATACTGTTGCGGAAGCGGGAAACTGCATCGCTCAGTTTGTCGATGGCCTTGTGCAGATCGTCGGCGGGGGCCGGGGCTTTACCAGTCGCGGTCGCCCAGACTTGCCCTGCATCGGACCACTGCGGCTTCGCATCGGCCTCGCGGCGCGCGGCTTCTTCGAGCAAGCCGTTCCATGTGATCCCGCTCGCGTCGCGCAATACTTGCGCCAAGTCCCGCAGTTGCCCCGGCGTCAGTTTATCGGTCACTTGCCATCTCCCTCTCCTCGCGCCGGCTTTCCCACCGAGCCTCCTGCGCTGCGGCGCGCGCGTCCGTGGCTTCCTCGGCGGCCTGGTTCAAGATCCTGTTGACGTAGCGCGCGGGGTCGATGACGCGCAGCAGCCACGCCTTCGCCTCGGCGGGAATGGCGATGCGCTTGGTCCCGTCGAGCAGGAACAGGTCGGCCTCAGTTTCGAGTTCGGCGCCCTCGGGGGGCTCGCCCGGCCATGGAGATAAGCGCGCGGGCCTGCCGGGGCTGTAGGTGTATTCGATGTCGAGCACGAACGTCGCCGCGGGGTTTTCGTCCACCTCCGCGAGTTCGAGTTCGACGCTGTAGGTGCCTTGATGCGTGCCGGGGCGGGGCATGCTTGTCCTCCTGTCGTGAGGTCGCCACACTATTCCTGCGCGCACCCCTTGTCAATAAGTGTTGCACGCGGTAGGTTGAGAGCCACCGACCAAATACGCTGCCGCGCAAGGCAAGGAGCACCCCATGACACTCAAGGACTGGCTGACCACGCAGAACATCCGGCAGGCGGAGTTTGCCCGCGCGATCGGCGAGCATCCCTCGACACTTACGTTCGTCACGCAAGGCAAGCGGCAGCCGACGTATTCGCTCGTGCGCCGCGTGTTCGTCGCCACGCGGGGGGCGGTGGGCTTGATGGACTGGCCGGAGCCGCGGACGGCGGAGGCTGCACGGCAGGCGTAATGCTCACCCCGCGCCCCTACCAAACGCAAGCGATCCAAGACATCCGCGCGGCATTCAGCGCGGGCGCAAAGCGCGTGTGCTTCGTGCTGCCGACCGGCGGAGGCAAGTGTCTGGCGCGCGATACGCCCGTTCTCATGGCAGACGGGCGCGTTCTTATGTCTCAAGACATTCGGGTTGGGCACAAGTTGTTGGGACCAGACAGCCGACCGCGCACGGTCGTCGCAACTGGCAACGGCACCGCGGACCTATTCCGCGTCACGCCAGTGAAGGGCGACCCGTTCGTTGTGACGGCCAACCACACTTTGAGTTTTCGCGTCACTAACGGCGCGAAGGGGGTTGGAGGTTGGCGCGGCGGCGAGACTGTCAATATGAGCGTTGCGGCATGGCTTTGCGCTGGAAAGACCACCAAACATTTGCTCAAATTGTGGCGCGTTCCTGTCACGTTTGACGGTGCCGCAGAGTCAAAAGATTTGCCGCTCGATCCTTATTTCTTCGGGCTCTGGCTCGGCGATGGCGCATCGGCGAAGGCCGGCATCACGACAATGGACGGAGAAATTTCCTCTGTTGTGTACGAAACAGCGCATCGATATGGGCTTGGCGTCCGGGTAGACAGCAAGAAAAACAACAAAGCCTCTACATACATTTTGACAGCGGGAAGAACGGGCCGCTCGGACTCAAATCCGGTTTTCTCGCAACTCAAGAAAATGCGGGTGGTCAACAATAAACATATCCCGCAAATCTACAAGACAGCCACGCGCGAAGCGCGCCTGCAATTGATGGCGGGTTTAATCGACTCCGACGGTTATTACAGCCACAAAGGATATTTGATTTCGCAGAAGTCCGAGGCGCTTGCAAACGACATTTTATTTTTGGCGCGCTCGCTTGGACTTGCCGCATATGCGCGCCGCACAAGTAAAACTTGTTACAACAATGGCGCGGTCGGCCAGTATACGTCTATTTCAATCAGCGGAGACATCGACACCGTTCCATGCAGATTGCCCCGAAAAATCGCCGCGCGCAGGAAACAAATTAAGGACGTGCTTCTTACTGGTGTGCGGTCGATTGAGCACGTTGGCTTGGGTGAGTATTTCGGCTTCGAAGTGGGCGGCGACAACCTGTACCTGCTCGGCGACATGACGGTGACACACAACACCGCCATCGCATCCTTGATCGGCGCCGGCCTGCACAAGAACGGCAAGAGCGCGATCTATCTCGGGCATCGCACGGAGATCGTGTTCCAGCTTGGCGCCGCATTGCGCACAGTAGGCGTGCCGTTCTCGTTCCTCACGGCCGCCACGCACGGCATGCCGCGCGCCAACGTCATCGTGGCGTCGATCGGCACGCTCCACCGACGCAAGGAACGGCTGCCGCTCAAGCCAGACCTGCTGTTCGTGGACGAAACGCATCACGCGCTGGCTAAGACATGGGCCGACGTAATCCGCCACTTCCCCGAGGCCAAGGTCGTCGGCCTCACCGCCACACCCTGCCGCCTCGACGGCAAAGGACTCGGCGACATCTTCGACGCGATGGTGCTAGGTCCGCACACCGACGAGTTAATCACGCAAGGCTTCCTGTCCGACTTCGAGGTCTACGCCCCGAAGCCGCCCAACCTGTCGGGCGTCCACACGCGCGCCGGCGACTACGTTTCGTCCGAGCTTGACGCCGCGATGCGCAAGGCCGCGATCACAGGCGATGCGGTCAAGCACTACAAGCGCCTCGCGGACGGCAAGAGCGCGGTGGTGTTCTGCGTCTCTGTCGCGCACGCTGAGGAAGTCGCGGCACAATTCCGCGCCGCCGGCTATCGGTTCAAGAGCATCGACGGCAAGATGAGCGCGGAGGAGCGGCGCGGCCTCATCAAGGACATGACCGACGGCAAGATCCACGGCCTGACTTCGTGCGACATCATCTCCGAGGGCACGGACATTCCCAGGATCGAGGTCGTCATTCTTTTGCGGCCGACCAAGAGCATGGGGCTTCACCGCCAGCAGATCGGCCGCGGCTTGCGTCCCTTCCCCGGCAAGCAGTCGCTCATAATCCTTGACCACGCCGGCAACACCCTCGTCCACGGCCTCCCCGACGAGCGCGTGGCGTGGACGCTGGACGGCGGCGCCAAGCGCGAGACGAGCGACGAGCGGGCGGTAGCACTCCGCAACTGCCCCAAGTGCCTCTCGGTGCACAAATTCAGCCCCACTTGCCCGCGCTGCGGCCATGCGTATACCGTCAAGGTCCGCGAGGTGGAGTACGTCGAGGGCGAGCTTGAGCGCATCGTGCGCGGCAGCCACGCCGAGACGGGCAAGCCAAAGGGCTACTGGGACGCCGCCCTGCAATCGCTCAAGGCCGTCGAGGCGGCAAAGGGCTACAAGCGCGGATGGGCCGAGATCGTGCTTGCGGGACGGCAGAAGAAAGAGCGCGACAGGATGCGGCTGGCTTTGGAGATGGGGGTTAAGGCGGGATGAGCGGAGCACAAGCATATGTCCGCGGCATCATTCCCGACGCCGAGAACCGCGAGCGTGACGACTTCTATCCTACGCCGCCGGAGGGCACGCGCGCGTTGCTGTCGGTCGAGCGTTTCGACGGGCCGATATGGGAACCCGCATGCGGCGACGGCGCGATCAGCAAGGTGCTCATTGACGCAGGCTACGAGGTTATCAGCAGCGACTTGGTTGACCGAGGGTACGGAGAGTCGCGCGCCGACTTCCTCATGGAATACAAGCCGCGCGCGCCCAACATCGTGACCAACCCGCCGTTCAAGATGGCCGAGCCGTTCGTGCGCAAGGCGCTCGACTTGACCACAGGCAAGGTCGCCATGCTGTGCCGCCTCGCATGGCTTGAGGGCCGCGAGCGGCGCAAGATGTTTGAGAGCACGCCGCTTGCGCGGGTATGGGTGTTCGCCGGACGCCTCAGCTTGCAGCGTGCCCGGCTGGCTGAGAAGCACGAGGGCGGCATGATCGCGTTTGCATGGTTCGTTTGGGATCACTCGCACAAAGGACCGCCCACGCTCGGATGGGTGAGCCCATGAAACTCCGCGTCGGCCAAACCGCCATCGTGCGCCGCGTGCCCCACGGTCACAAGCCGCCGAAGGGCTACAAGCCGACCGACGGGGCGCCAGCGCACCACGACAAGTACGGAAAGAACCACGTCAGGATCCTTGCATGCCGCCCCCCAAAGAAAAAACCATCCAAGACCAGATCCTCCTAGCCTTGGGCACCTACCCCGGCATGGCGATCTGGCGCAGCGCCGTCGGCAACGGATGGGTGCGGACCAAAGGTGGCCCGCGCTCGATCCGCTTCGGCGGCATGCCGGGACAGGCTGACATTCTCGGCTGCTACTACGGAAGGTTCTTGGCGATCGAGGTCAAGCGCCCCGTCCGATGGTCCAAGCAGAGCGATGAGCAGATAGATTGGCAGGGCGCGATCGAAGCCGCCGGCGGGACTTACATCCTCGCGCGATCGGTTGACGACGCGCTAGAGGGGGTCGCCCGCATGTTCACGCCGCAACAAGTGTTGCATCTCAAGCGGGCCGATGCTATACCGGTCGCGCTTCCTGTCGGGGCTGGCGCTGGAAACAGCGTCATGGGGCCGGTCTTGTCCACCGGCCCCTCCCGACCGAAGAAGCCCACCCCGACAGGTGAGATATGACGGCCCCTGACAAGCCTCCCGGCGACAAGCCCCTCACCGCAAAGCAAGACCTGTTCTTCCAAGAACTAGGCCGCAACTTCAATCCGCTGGCCGCTGCCCGCGCCGTCGGCTTGGGGCAGGCCGAGTACGACCAGATCATGTCGGACCCGTTCTATGCGCCGCTGCTCCGTCGCGCGCAGGAAGCGACCGTCCGCCGCATCGAGGCCGAGCGGAATCCCAAGGGCACGCCCGTCGGCGAGCAGAGCCGCGTCGAGATCACGCGCGACTTCGTGAACCGCGAGATCGCATCGTTGCTGGACGACCTGAAGGCCGAACGCATCTCGCCAGGTCAGGCGACCGCCGGCCGCGGGCTGCTCGAAGCGCTTGCCAAGGTCAACGGCCTCATCACCACCGAGGTCAACGTCAACGTCCGCAAGTCCGTCGAGACGATGAGCACGCAGGAGCTTGAGGCGTACCTGTCCGGCAAGCTGATCGACGTGACGCCGACTACCGCACCCACACCGCAGCCGACGGACGGTGCTCGCAGACTGACGCCCTCGCCGCAGCCGACAGGATAGCCCCCATATGTTGTGGTCCGCATATAGCTCGCACACAACGCGCGAGAACGGGGGAGGTTTGCTCGGATGAGGTATTTGTCCGTGTGCAGCGGGATTGAGGCTGCCAGCGTGGCGTGGGAACCGCTTGGCTGGACGCCGCTTGCGTTCTCGGAGATCGAAGCATTCCCGCGCGCCGTCTTGGCGCATCGATTCCCGCATGTTCCTATCCACGGCGATTTCACGAAGCTGCGCGACGAAGCGTGGATTGTGGACGCGGACATCCTCGTCGGCGGCACGCCCTGCCAAGCCTTCTCCGTCGCCGGCCTGCGGCAGTCCCTCGCCGACGACCGCGGCAACCTGACCCTTGAATTCGTGAGGCTCGCAAATGCAATTGACGATCTTCGACGCGATGCTCGGCGCAAGCCCGCATGGATCCTTTGGGAAAACGTCCCCGGAATCCTCTCCGTCGCCGACAATGCCTTTGGCGCCTTCTTGGCGGGATTGGTCGGCCACGATGCACCCATCGTTGCGCCAGCGGGGTGCGGATGGACCGATGCAGGCGTGGTTTCTGGACCCAAAAGAATCGCCGCATGGCGGATCTTGGACGCCCAGCACTTCGGCTTGGCGCAACGACGGCGGCGCGTATTCGTGCTCGCTCGCGGAAATTCTGGAAACTGGGACTGTGCCGACGCGCTTCTTCCTGTCGTCGAAAGCCTGCGCTGGCATCCTGCGCCGCGCCGAGAAGCGCGGCAAGGAACTGCCCCCACTCTTGCGGCGCGCACTCGAGTCGGTGGCGGGCTCGGCACCGACGCCGAACTCGACGGAGCGCTGATCGCCGACACGCGCTTGCCGGCCGACGTAGCGCCGACGCTCAACGCGGCGTTTGGCGAGAAGCAGGGCCTTGAGGACCAGCACGCGCTCGGCGGCGCGGGGCTGTTTGTCGCCCACGCCATTCAAGCGGGCGCGTTGCGTGAGAACCCGGCATCTGGCCCTGACGGCGTTGGCATCCAAGCCGATATCGCCTATACGTTGGAAGCACGCGCCGAGGTGCAAGCTGTTGCCCGCGCCCTGCGCGGCGAAGGCTTCGACGCCAGCGAGGACGGCACGGGCCGCGGCACGCCGCTGGTGCCGGTCAGCGTAGCCCTGCGCGGCCGCGACGGCGGGGCGACGGCGGAACTCGGCGACGACAAGGCGCACGCCCTGCGCGCCTCGCAAGGAGGCGGCGACAAGCCGCATGTGCTGGCGTTCAGCGCCAAGGATCACGGCGGCGACGCCGGCGACACCGCGCCGACACTGCGCGCGATGGGCCACGCCGGAAGCCACGCGAACGGCGGCGGTCAGGTTGCGGTGGCGGTCGATGTCTACAATCAGACGATAGACGGCGATGTCACTTCAACGCTCAACGCCGAAAGCGGTGCGCCCAATCACTCCGGGCCAAAGCTGCTGCACGCCATGCAAGTGCGCCGCCTGACGCCGACCGAGTGCGCCAGATTGCAGGGATTTCCTGACAACTGGACGCAAATTCCTTGGCGCGGTCGGCCAGCGTCCGAGTGTCCCGACGGTCCACAGTACCGCGCATACGGAAATAGCATGGCCGTTCCCGTGATGCGTTGGATCGGCGAGCGCATCGCAATGGTCGAAAAGCTGCGCGAGGGAAGCGAATGACCTTCCTCGCCCACGCCCGAGGCCTGCGCGCCCTTGGCTTCTCGGTGTTCCCGACGCACGCGCCGGGGATGCGCGCCACCAAGGCGATGATCGACCCGCAGACGAGCGAGGTTGACGAGAAGCAGATCGGCAAGGCCCCGCTCGTGAAGTGGAAGCCGTTTCAAACCCGCCTGCCGACCGACGAAGAATTTGCCGCGTGGGAGAAGCGATACCCCAAGGCAAACATTGCCATCTGCGCCGGGCCTGTGTCCGGCCTGCTCGTGCTCGACGTGGACGGAATTGCCGCAGCGCAAGCGTTGCAGGATTTGGAGGACCGCCACGAGCCGCTGCCGGACACCTGGCGCGTTGCCACGTCGCGCGGCTGCCACATCTATTTCCGCTACACGGGCGACGACCTGCGGAACACGAACGGCGAACTCGGGCCGGGCATCGAGTCCAAGACCAAGGGCTCGACGGTCCACGCGGCGGGATCTGTCCACCGCTCGGGCCACGTCTACGACTGGGTAATGACCCTCTCGCCGGCCGACCTGCCGCTGGCCGACGCGCCCGAGTGGCTTGTCAACCTGCTGCGCCCCAAGCCCAAGGCCACGACACCCAAACTCGGCCGCCCGCGCGGCACCGACGACCCGCACAAGGTCGGGCGCCGCGAGCAGAAGTACCGCGACGGCGCATGGGACAACATGATTGCCGAGCTTGCCACCGCGCAGGAGGGCAAGCGCAACGCCACGCTGTTCAAGGTGGCGACGAACGCGCGCAAGTGGATCAATGCCGGGCATATGGAGGCCGCACAGGTTGAAGCCGCGCTGCGCGCCCACGCCGCGAGCCTCGGTCTGCACGATCAGGAGATCAGCACCACGCTCAAGTCCGCGGCCGACGCTGTCGGCGGCGAGGCGATCGACCTGCCGGAATGGTGGGGACGCGCCAGCCAGCAGCCGCGCACACGCGCGTTGCCGCCGCCCCCTGCACCGCCGCCTCACGACCCGGAGACGGGCGAGGTTTACCTTAACGGCCATGCGAATGGGCACGCCCCGCTCGCACTCCCGGCGCCGCCAGCCGCCGAGCAAGTCATCGAAGTCCGGCCTACTTGGGAGTCGGACGACGACAGGTATAGCCCGAAGTGGTCGGCCGTCCTCGGCTACGCCTGCGCGCAGCCGCACACGGATCTCGGCAACGCCCGCCGCCTCGCCGCCTGGTTTGGCGACAGGATCAAATACAGCTACGGCCTCGGATGGGTCTACTTCAACGGCCAGCGTTGGGTGCCCGACATGCTCGCCGTGCGCCGCCTTGCGCAGTCCGTCGCCATCCGCATTCAGTGGGAGGCACAGCACGCCGACGGACTTGACGCGCAGCGCGCGGTGGAGCGGTGGGCCATCTCGACGCAGAGCACGGGCAAGGTCGAGGCGATGATGAAGTCGGCCGAGGCGCTTGCCGGCGTCCAATTCGACGCTCGCAACATGGACCGCGACCCGTATCTGCTCAATACCCTTTCCGGCGTCGTGGATCTCAAGACCGGCGACATCCACCCGCACGGCCCGCAATGGCTCGTGTCGAAGTGCGCGCCCTATCACGTCGCGCCGTCCGGCGACCGGCCCAAGCGGTTCATCAAGTTCATCATGGACATTTGCTGCGGCGACGATGCGCTCGCGCATTTCATGCAGCTTATGTGCGGGTACGCGCTGACCGGCGACGTGCGCCATCAATGCCTGTTTTTCTTCTACGGCGAGGGGCAGAACGGCAAGAGCCAGTTGCTCAACATCCTGCGCCACCTTCTCGGCGACTACGCGACGACCGACAGCCCGGACATCCTGCTCGACGGCATCCCGCGCGGCGGCAATCCCGAGTACCGCATGATCCGGTTCAAGGGCGCCCGCATGTTCTACACCGCCGAGCTTGAGCAGAACGCGACCCTCTCCATGGGCACCATCAAGCGCATCACGGGCGGCGACACGATGATCGGGCGTCACTTGCAGCAAAGCCATGTCGAGTTCGACGCCACGCATAAGGTGTTCCTCATGTCGAACACCAAGCCCAACATCCTCGACCAGACCCACGGCACCTGGCGCCGCATCAAACTCATTCCGTTCAACGCCAAGTTTGAGGGAAAGGCCGACAAGAAAGAAATCTACAAGGAGTTGCTTGAGGAGGAGGGGCCGCAGATTTTCCGCTGGATGATCGAGGGCGCGATGATGCAGGCGGCCCTGTCGGAGTTGCCGATCCCGCCGGCCGTGCTCGACGCCACCGCCGAGTACAAGGAGGACGAGGACGTGCTTGGCGAGTTCGTGCAGGCGAACCTCGTCGCCGACCCGGACGAAAAGATCAACACCGCCGATCTGTACGAGGCGCTTATCAAGTGGGCTCGCTACCGGCACGATCGCCGCATCGAGCGTTGGTCGCGGCAATACTTTGCCAAGAAGATGGAAGAAAAGGGCATGCGGCGTATCACGCTCAACGGCTACCGCATGTTCAAAGGCTGGTCGTTCAAGCCCATGTCCGAGACGCCGTGGCGCAATCACGGCGGCAACGTGCCGCGGCCCGGCGTAGACGACAGGTACGAGCGCGACCACGCTCCGTATTAGGTGTTGACAGGGGGATAATGAGTGTTGCATGGTTTGCCGAGACAGGGAGTGCAAATGAAACCCCGCGCCACGATCAAGACCGAGTTTACGCATCCGCCGATCCCCGACCGCCGGTTCGACTGGCAGGCGTGGGAGGACGGCTACGAGGAGGAAGGTCTGTACGGCTACGGGCCGACGGAGGCCGAGGCTGTCGCGGATTTGATGACCAAACTGGCTGAGAAGGAGGACTGACATGACCCCGCTCGAATGGGTGCTGCTGTCGTTGGCGATCATGGCCGTGGGCGCGGTGATCCTGTGACCCATGCCGAAGAACATGCGGCGCTTGCCGTCATTACAAGCGCGCGGGCATTGTTAGCTTTAATGCGTCGAGACGCCGAAGCAAACGATGCCAACCACGCCGTTATCATTTTGGATGAGCCGGAGGTGGCGGCTTTAACTGCCGCGCTTGCGGAGTTGGATGCGGTGCCGCAATGACCATCACCACCACCGAAGTCCGCGACGAGGCGCACTGGCACGAGCTACGCCGCCAGCACATAGGGGCCAGCGAAGTCGCCATCCTGCTCGGCCTGTCCAAGTTCAAGACGCGCTGGCGACTGTGGCACGAGAAGCGCGGCACGCTGGAGCCGGACTCGCTCGACAAGAATGCCGCCGTGCTGACGGGCCGCCACATGGAACCGGCGCTCGCTGCGTGGGCGGCCGACAAGTGGGACTGGCCGCTGCGCAAGGTGCATCGGTACATCGCCGACACCGACCTGCGCGCTGGCGCTTCCCTCGACTACGAGACGATGCAGGGCCACGAGCCGGTCGAGGTCAAGTTCAGCACGGGTTGGGGCAACGACGATCCCGACAATGCGTGGGACTGGGAGGGCGAGGACATCATCCAAGCGCCCGTCGCGTACATCGCGCAGGTGCAGCACCAACTCATGCTCACCGGCAAGCCGCAAGGCTGGCTCGTCGGGTACTGCGGCGGCATGGTCCGGCGCATGCTCATCCAGCGTTCCGAGCCCATCATCGACGCCATACGCGCCGCCATACGCCAGTTCTGGTCCGACGTTGCCGCCGGCACCGAGCCGCCCGTGGACTGGTTTGCCGACGCCGATGGTGTCGCGCAATTGTTCAAGCGCACCGAGGACCGCGTGGTGGAGTTGCCCACCGACGAGGCCGAGCAATGGGTCCGCAAGCTCAAGGTCGGCGCCAAGTTGGAGGAGCGCGGCAAGAAGCTGCGCGCCGAGGCTAAGGGAAATCTGTGGGCGCTCGCGGACACCGCTTCCGTCGCCATGATCGGCGGCGTCAAGGTGGATCTCGGCTACACGCAAGGCTCGCCAGGGAAACTCGTCACCGAGGAGATGGTCGGCCAGACCATTGGGGGCCGCGAGGGTTTCCGGCGGTGTCAGATTCGCAGCACGGCGGGTAGGCCGAGGAAGGGAGCGTCGGCATGACCCACCTCGCATGGCTGGCCTTCGCCGCCATCTTCTTCTCCGCCGGCTTCATGGTCGGCGTCGATGCGGCGTCCGCTCCTGTCACCCGCTACACGTTCACTTACGGGCCTGTCCCTTCCACCGCTGACCTTCTTGGAGGCCGTTGATGTCCCAATCCACCGCCGTCGCACCGTTCAACCAATTCAAGTCCGAGTTCGCCGCCGCCTTCCCGACGATGGCGAAGATGCTGCCCTCGCACGTCAAGCCCGAGAAGTTCGAGGCCGTCGTGATCGCTGCCGTCACGGCCAACCCCGACCTGCTTACCGTGGACCGGCGCAGCCTGTTCAAAGCCTGCCGTGACGCCGCCGAGTTGGGCCTGTCGCTTAACCCCGCTCTCGGCGAGGCCGACATCCTCAAGCAGTACGACAAGCGCGCCGGCGGCTACATCGCCCGTTTCTCGCCGCGCTACGGCGGCTTGATGAAACTCGCCCGCCAGTCCGGCCAGATCCGCACCATCTACGCGCACACCGTCCGCGAGAACGACGAGTTCGACCAGACCCTCGGCACGGCCAAGGAGATCAAGCACAAGCCCGCCCCCAAGGACCGCGGCGCGCTCGTCGGCGTCTACTGTGTCTGGCACATGACCAACGGCACAGTCGATTTCGAGTACATGGACAAGGACCAGGTGCTCGCCATCCGCAACCGTTCGTCGGCCAAGACCAAGGACGGGCAAGTCGTCGGCCCTTGGGTGACGGACGAGGAGGAGATGTGGCGCAAGACGGTCGTGCGCCGGGCCAGCAAGTACATGCCGCGCAGCCCCGAGGTGGAGCGCATCGCGTCGGCCCTTTCGGAGTTCGACGGCGAGACGATCGACGGCGCCCCCATCCCCGGCGTCATGCCCGACGGTGCCGTGGACGTGACCGACTGGGAGGAGGCCGTGGCACCCGAGCCGGAACCCGCGCCGGAGCCCGAGCCCGCACCGCAGCCTGCACCCGCGCAGGCCAAGGCCGCCGCACAGGTGGACGCGCTCGCCGCCCGCGTGGCGCCGCAGCCCGCGCCGGCTCAGGGCACCCCGCCCAAGACCACCCGCGCCAAGATCCTGCCGGTGCCCAACAAGCCGGACGGCACGCCCGACTGGCCGGGCTACGCCGCCGCCATGCAGGCCGTGCTCTCCGACGCGCCGGACATGAAGAAGGTGTGGGCGACGAACGCCATCGTCCTCGCCAACCTCAAGACCGCGCGCCCCGACCTGCACTCCGCGCTGGAGCAGTTTATGAACTCGGCCGGCGGGGAGGAGTGACCATGCTGCGCCCCCGCAACCCCTCAATCCCTCTCCTGTCGCGCGTCACCGTGGACGGCCGCGAGGGCTACGTCTGCGGCCGGACATGGCCGAGCACAAGCCATCCCGAGATGTACGACGTGCGCGTGATCGACCCCGTGACGGGCGAGCGCGAGACGATCAGCAACCTCGTTGCCGACCGCCTCAAGGACGTGCGCGATCCCGACCCCGAGATGCTGGCGAGGGTGGTGAGCCATGCTTGATCACGACCGCATCCGCACGCTTGCGTCCCAACTGTCGGTGCTGGCGGATACATGCAGCCGCTCGACGGCCATGACGGGACAGATGGTGCTGGCGATCGAGCGCCGGCTGGACGACATCGACAAGCGGCTCAAGGCGCTTGAGGCGGCAGAGGCGGCGCGGTCGGTGGGGATCACGCCGCAACAGCCGATGCCGGGGTGCGTTTGCCCGGCAGGGGCAGAGCGGACATGCAAAGGCTACGGTTGCCCGCGGACCTCGCAAAACATGGGGCCGAGCACAGAACCGAAAGCGTTTGTATTCTAAATCTCCGACAACTCCCCGACCGCGTGCCGGAACTCGCCCCAGGTTTTGACGACATGGCAGATGACGCCGCGCTCGTCGGCCCATGACAGCCACTTCGTCTCGGCTTTGGTCGGCCCCTTCTCGTCGGCCACGAGGATGGCGATGGCGAACGCCAGAGTCCGGTCGTTGCGCTTCTCGAACGGTTGATACCCGTCCGCGTTGATTGTGCGCAGGACATGCAGCTTCTTGCGATAGAGCCCAAAAAATTGCGGCTGGCCGACCGTGTAGTGCGGCTTGCACAGCAGTAGCGCGCGGCTGTTCTCCAGCACCTCGCGGGCGGCGGCCACGATGTCGGCTTTCTTCTCGGGCTCGGCGCCCTTGAGGCGGACCTTGAAGCTCATTGCATCCCCCAAAACGCATGTCGTGCTTCACGATGCCAATATGCGGTGGTCAACGCCTGCCGCAGCAGCCCAACGCGGCCCAACTCAAGGCGCGGCCGGCGCACGAGCCTACGCTTCCGCATCGGCCTGCCCATACAGATCCGCCATCGTCACGGCCCCGTTCGTCACGGCCACGATGAGGCGCGCGGTGTCGCTCGTGGGCCGCGTCACGCCGCGGCGCAGGCGGCTGATGGTGGACTTGTCCACGCCGATCAGGACCGCGAGGCGGTTGTTCGTAAGCCCTTGGACTTGGCGGTATTGCTCCAGCGTCATGGGGTATTTATACCCCGCTGTTGCATGTGGTGCAACGACTTGTATAATGCGGGGGTTGCGAGGCTGGAAACAGCGGCTAAGGGTGCCTACTCAGGGAGTCGTGCACGGCGAACTGAGGACGCGCGCTCCAGTCAAATGGGATGCCCCGACTGGCTCGCAACGCTTGTGCTAGGCGCACCTTCCGCGCCTAGCGGATAGGCCCCCGGCACAGGCGCAAGCTCCTGCCGGGGCGCTGCCCTACTCCCGCCCCGGATACGGACTATCCATCATCCGCTCGCGCACGCGACGGGGCGCCTGCCGGACTGCCGCCGCCTCGGGGTCCACATTTGGACCGACGGCATCGCGCCCACGCGGCACGGCAATGCCCTTGGCAGCCATGTTCTCGGCCACGCGACGGGCGCGCAGCTTGGTTTGCTCGGCCTTGTCCTTGTCGCCGGCGCGCTCTTGGTCGTAGGCCAGCGCGTTGAGCCGCTGGTACTGGGACTTGAGCCTTGTCGCCTCGGCCAGCGCCTTGGCCTGCACGTCCTGCCGGTAGCCGCGGGCCTCGTACTCGCGCGAGAACTCGGTCGGCTGGAAGCCTAGGGCGCGGGCCGCCTTGGCGCCCGTGCTCACCTCGGACGGGGGAATGATCTGGCGCCCCGTCCGGCTGACAAGCCCTTCCTCCGGCAGCACGGCAGCCGCCTGTAGCGGTCCCTTGAGCGCGCGGGGTGCCACCTCCATTGCCGCAGACGCGACCGACTGGCCCGTGTCGAGGCGCTTGTAGCCGTAGTACGGACCAGCGAGCAGGGCCGATGCCGTCGGCCCGAGCACCGCGACCGGGTTGTCCATGCGCGGTGCGATGTTGCCCATGCCGAGCGTGCGCGACAGATCCACGCCGGTCGGACGGGACACGCCGCGCAGCATCATCTCCGCGCCGTACTTGCCAAGCCTCCAGTCCTCCATCATGGCCGCGAGGGTATGCACGGCACCCTCGTTCTCGTCGGTCACGATCTTGGCAACCTGGTCGAACAAGTCCGCCATATCCTCCGCGAACGGCAGCCCGAGCAGGCCACCGCCGAGCAGCATCATGCCGATCATCATGATGAACGCCGCCTTACCCTCCGGCCCCATCTGCGTGGCGTTCTTCCGCAGGAGCGAAATGTAGTTCATGGGGTACGACTTGAATTGCAGGATGACGCCGCCCGCACCGCGCAGCGCCTCGGGCCGGTTGACGCGGCTGCCCTCGAAATTGACCTCACGGGAGAAGAACTCGCCGAACGCCTCGGGGTCGATCGTGCCGTCGCGGTTCGCCATCTCGCGGTAGTTCTGGTTCTGGCCGTAGACCTTCTTGAGCTTGGCGTCGGCACCCGGCACCTGCGCCGCACGGTATCCCGCAAGCAAAGCCGTCGCCCGGTTAAGGCTCTCCGCCGCGTCGAACATGGACGCCGCCACTGTGTACGTCTTGCGCCAGAACCCTTGCGCCGCCTCAAGCCGCGGCCCCACGTCGTAGTCGCGCCCCATCAACTCCCGCGTGACGGACGCGGAAATCTGCCCCTCGTCGTCCATGCGCTTGAGGAACGCGCGCTCGGCCGGCGTCTTGCCCAACTTGGACACATCCATCCGCACGCCGCCCTTGCCGAACGTGACGCCACGCAGCGAGTCGGTCCACGCCTGCCGCACGATGCCAGCCCCGCGCACGCCAAGCAGCCCCGTCATCTGCGGGACCATGAGCATCGGCACCTGCGCCATGTTCTGCACGGCGGTACTCGGGACGCCTGCGAGGTAGTACATGAACCCGAACGACTTGAGCGCGTTGTAGTCCTGCGCCGGATTGTCAACGTAGTCCTTGAGCCGTGCCGCATACCCGTTGGACCCGCGCATCGCAGGGTCGGGGTGGTTCTCCATGATGGAGCGCAGCGACTCGTCAATGCCCTTCTTGTATTCAAGCTTGGCCGCGACATTGCCGACCGCATGACTGTAGCGCGAGAGCGTGTCGCCGATGTCCATCGAGAACCCCGGCACCACGTCCGACCGCTTGCGGAAGCCCGACACCAATTCCTTGGCTATGGCATCGCGCATTTGCGGCCACAGTTCCGCGAACATCTTGGGGTCGCCGTCCGTCGCGACCTTCAACAGCTTCTCGAATACCGGCACGGACTGGTCGTTGATCGTGTCTTGCAGGCTCTCGCGAACGGGCCGCGTGACGATCTCGTACTCGCGCATGTCAAGCCCGCGCCGCGTCATCAGTTCCGCAACCTCGGCCTTCTTGGCTTCCGTCGCACGCTGGCGCGCACGCTCCGTCATGGGGATGACCTCGCCCATGAACGGCGGCTTGACGTAGAAATGTTCGTTCCAAACCATGTCGTCGTTGACCGAGACGACACCCTTCTCGCCGCGCGCGTCGTCAAAGTCCGAGCGCAGGCCCGACCAGAACTCGATGTCCTTTGTCGTCCGCGCCGCATCCACGAACTTGTCCAGCCCCTCGGCAGTCAGCGGCTCGCCCTTCGGGTAGCCGCGCGACCGCGCCATGCCGATGATGCGCGCGAACTCGGGCGTCAGTTTGCGCCGCACGATGACCTGCGTATCGCCGTCACGCATGGCCGGATAGTAGCCGCGCCGCTTCTGTTCCTTGGCCGCTTGCAGGATCAGCGCCGCCGTCTCGGCATCCTTGGTCGCAGACTTCTGACCCGCAGCGACCGCCTGTTGCGCCGCCGCCTGCGCTGCCTCCACCGTCATGTCGCCCGTGTAGTTCGTGGCGTTGCGCACCGCACCCGTCGCATACGCATCCCACGCTGCGTCCATGCCGGCCTTGTACGACAGCATGGCCTTGGTCGCCTCGGGGGACAGGCGGACGATGCGCTTGGGGCCGGTGAGGCGGGCGATCTTGCCGGACTGGTTCTGCACCGTCATGCGCCCGTTGATGACCGGCGGGAACGAGTTGTTGAGTGCGATCAATTCCAGCGCCTTGCGGACCTCGTTCTGCTCCTTGGTCGGCAGCCGGAAGATAGGCTCCACGCCCGTCTGGATCGTCCGCGTGATGGCCGACTCGCGCTTCTGCCGCGACAGTTCCGCGTTGACGTAGGGCGCAAACATCGGATCGTTCGCCGCACGCGCAAGCGGGAACGACGCGATGCGCGTGCCCCACGACAGCCAGCGCGGGCCGGTGCGCTTCTCTATCGGCTCGCGCTCGAACATCCGCAGCGCCGCAGCTTCCTTGCGCGGCACGTTGCCGCCGACTGCCTGCTCGCCGTCCGCAGCGACAGTCGCCGCAGCCATGTCAGCGTCGGCCACCGCACTTGCAAACCGCGCACGATCGGCGCGCGTTGCAGCGGCGACGTACTTGCCGTTGTCGATGTTGTAGAAGATCGCCCGTGCCGTCTCGGGGCTACCCATCACCCGCGCACGGATGGCGTCGAGAATGGCGCGGATTCGCTCGAACAGCGCGCGGATCTTGGGCGCCAGCCCCGGCATGTCGCCGCGCGCCCACTCCGCGTAGGCTGCCGCGATGGCTTCCTCCTTGCGGATTCGCTCAAGCGTCTCGGGCGACACGTCGGTAACGGTATCCTCGTTGTACCGCCGGTCGATGTCGTACTTCTCGCGCCACTCGACCGCCGCCTTCTCAAGCGTGGCCCACTCCGTCGGCGAGAAGGCACCCATGCTCTTGAGGTAGTGCAGCGACTCGTGCCGCAGCGTGCCCCGCATGTCGGGGCTGCGGACGGCAACGCTTATGACGCCATCGGCAGGATCGAACGAGCCGCGGATTCCATCGGTGCCGGGCTCCACGACCGCGCGCTTCGCAGCCTCGGGACCGGCGATGGCGGCGATGGCATCGCGCACCGCCTGCTCCGACATGCGCTCGGTTTCGCGGGCGGTGGATTGCAACTCGAATAGGGGATTCTGGTCGTCGGGCTTGGCGATAAGCCTCGGAGCTTCTGGCTCGCCGGGCGTGAACAGCGGTTTGACGCCTTCTTGCCAATCTTGCGGGCGACCGGGGAAAACTTTTCCATTATACGCGATGTACCCGACGACATCGCCGCGCCCGTCAACCACAATTGGCGTCGGCGTCTTGCTCGCACCTTCGCCATATGTGTCGCGCGCCCGCGCAAATTTATCTGACGCCTCGGCAAGCGACTTCACGGGATACTGGCGCTCACCCATCTGCACGAACAACTGGTCCGGCGACATGGGCAGCGTTTCTTGCGCGATGGCCGGAGGAGAGAACAACCCCTCGTCCGCTTTCTTCTGTTCGACGGTAGCCCGTAGCCCACCCTTCGCATCGCGCGCGGCCTGTGCCTGCTTTGCCGACTGCTCGGTGCCGGGGATGACGCCCTGCTCGGTGGCGCCTACGACGTTGCGGACGGTTTCAGTTGTTCCGCGCACAGGCGCACCAGCCGCTTCTGTTTCTCCAGCAGCCGCCGCACCTGTTCCCGCTTCTCGGGCTTCAACTCGGGCCTCGCCATCACGGCCCTCACCGACCGCAGATTCCTCAGCGCGCGGCGATGCTTCTCCTCCGGCGTCTCGTTGCCCAACATCGTATTCCTCCATGATGGATGCCCACTCGGCGTCGGATACCGGCGGCGGTTCGTAGTCCATGTACGTTGAGGGGTCGTCGGGATCGACAACATCACGCGCATCAAGCGCGGCATCAATGTCCGTCGCGTCGGCCTCGTTACCGTATTGATCGACAAGCGCCTGCGCGCGGTCGGCGGCAGCCTGCTCACTGTCGTAGTAGTCGAGCGGCATCTGCCGGTTGCCCGACAGTTCCTCGCCGATCAATTCCTCGACGCGCTCATACGCCGACTTGTTGCCGCGGTATTCCTCGCCAATGTAGAGCGGGTCTATGCCCTCAAGGAAACCAGCCAACTGGTCCGTCTCGGTGACGGCGTTCTGCCAGCGCGGGTCGCCTTCTTGCACGATTAAGCGAGAATAACGTCCCGGCCCAAGTGCCTTCTCGGGCTTCCATCGAGCAAGCGTCGGCTCGCCAAGACGTTGAGCGGCGGGACTTCCGGCGCGGATGCCGCGCTGCGCGATGGACTCCAAAAGCGACATTGACTTCTGCGAAGGCCCGCGCGCCTTAGCTGTTTCAGACGCTTTCGTCCTGCGCTGCCGTTGAGCATTGAGCGACGCATCCAATGCCTCGCGCTGGCCCTCGGTCAACTTGACGCCGTCCTTAACGGTAGCGCGCCAGCCACCACCCGACTTTTCGAGCGTGTAGTTGCGCTTGCCGACCGTGCGATCGAGCATTTTGACAAACGACTTTTTCTTGTCGTAGTCGAAATAGCGCACCGCCGCAGGTTCAGCACGACGCTTTGCTTCTGCGGCGCGCGCCTCTGCGGCCTGCCTGTCGGCCTCGACTTCCTCCGGCGTGCGGACGCGCTGCTCCTGCGGCTGCAAGCGAGCCTGCCGCGGCGTCGGCTGCCGTCCTGCCAACTCGGTGCTGACCGGCACGCCACCGCGCATGGTCATCAGCGGCGCCTCGCGGCGCGGCCGCGTCAAGGGCACCCCAGTTTCAGCCTCGCTGCCTGCCACCGGACCAAGCGCACCCTGCACAGGCCCCGGCCCTTCCGGTCGCGGGCGCGTCAGTGGCCCCGTGTCTGCCTCGCTCACCTCGGGACGCTGGCGCAGCAACGGCGTCAGGCCCGCGCGCGGATCCACGTCCGGCGTCTCCTCACCCTGCCGCCGGCGCCGCTCGGCCTCGTACATGCGCCCGTTCTCGCGGAACTTGGCGATGTCGCGCTGGACCGCCGCCTCGGCTTCCTCGGGGCTCATGCCCTGCTGGCTCATGTAACGGTCAAGCGCCACCACCGGGTCGCGCTCAAGCCGCTCGGCCGCCTCGTAGTTGGCGCGCACGGCACCGTCCAGCGTGCGCGGCGACAGGTTCTCGATCCGCATTTGCAGCGGACCCTGCGGCGTCTCGACGGCTAGCCGCCCCTGCGGACTCTCGGGCTCGTCAGGAACCCCCTCGCCAAAGCGCGCCGCCTCGTCTGTAAGGCTGACCGGCTCGGCCTCGGTCGGACGCGCCCGCCCCTCCGGCTCCGGCACCGCATCGCGCACGAGCCCAAGCATGTCGTCTACCGCGACCACCTCGGGCGTGGACATGGCCGCAGCGTCCGGCGTCTCCTCGGCAAGACGGGCGTAGAGCGTGCCGTCCTGCTCGAAATACTCCAGCACGCGGGCGGGAACGACGCGACCTGGTTCGATCTCAAACCCGAACGGCTCGTTGATGTCCGGCGCTTTGGCGGGCGGCTCGACCGCGGCAGGCTCGGCCTCAGTCGGCGCCACCAAGTCCGGCGGCGGTTGCTGGCCCTGCGGCAGCGCGCGGCGCCCGGCGAACGTCCCCGCCGCCTGCGCCGGCCCCTCAAACAGCGCCTCTAGGGCGATGGCCTCGGGCACGCCCTGTCCGATAGGCCGGTCAGGATCCACGCCGCGCTCGCGGGCGATCACGTTCTGCGCCGCCTGCTCCGCACCACCGATCGCCGGCTGCACGGCCATCTGTGTCAGCGCGTACTGAATCGGACCCTTGGCGATGCGCAACAGACCGGCGGGCACCGACGCCGCGTTGATGCCAGCCGACGCAAGGCCCGCGATCATCGCCGTGTCTACCGCCTTGTCGTGGTCCTGACCCGCGCGCCGCGCCTCGTTGTACGCCTCGGCCAACTGCTGCGCGCCCGCCGCACCGCCGCCGCCGACCATCGCGCCGATGAGGGTGCCGACGGGGCCAGCAAGCGAGCCCGCCGCGCCGCCTGCAATAGCACCACCAAGAAAGGGCGCGGACTGCGGAGCCGTCTGGCCGATGTTGTAGGCAAGCCACTCGGGGTCCGTGATCTTCTGCCAGATCGACATATCCCGCGTGCGCTCGTCCAGCGCGGTCGGCGGCTTGGCGCCCTCCACGGCAGCCTCGGCAGCGCGGCCCGTCGCCAGCGCACCAAGCGTACCGGCCTGCTCGCCAAGCGCCTCGACGCCGGCCGTAGCACCCGCACCAAGAGCCTCGAAGAAGCCCCGCTGTGCAGGTGCAGCAACCAAGTCGTCCGGCGGTTGGATCAAATCGTCGGGCGGACCCTTGACGGCCACAAGGTCGTCAGGCGGCGATACCAAATCGTCCGGCGGCGCGATGGACTGTGCCATGCGTTACCGGCTCTGCCACTGGCCGTTTTCCTGCCACCACCACTTGCCCTGCGAGGGGCTGTACCGCGCGCCTTGCGGCACCCCTTGCGGCGGCTTCGGGATGCTGCCTGCCGCCGGAGCAGCCTGTGGTGCGGGAGCCGGTGCTGCCGCAGGCGCAGTCGCAGCCGGTCCCGGCGCGCTGCCCACGCGGCTGCGCACCAAGTCCCGCGCCCGCTCCTCAAGTTCCTCCTCGGGGATCGTCAACTTGCCGGTAATGTCCGTCAGGCCCTTGCGCAAATCCACCTTCGCCGCCTGCACATTGCGCTGGTAGGTGGCAAGGTCGTTGACGCCCGCGCGCACCATGTCATAGGCCGTGCCGAAGTCGGGCGCCTTGCCCTTCTCCACCAGCGCCTCGGCCTCGCGGATACGCGCCGGCGGGGCTCCTGCGGCGCGAGCGGCACGGGCGGCGGCGGCAGTCTCGGCCGCCTTGACCCGCGCGTCAGCCGCAGTCGTCGCCACGCTCTCGCGACTCGCGGCGGTGATCTTGGCGATCTCCACCTGCGTCTCGCGCAACTGCCGGGCCGCCTCGGCACGCTCCTCACGGGACAGCCGCGCGTCGTCGCGCCGCGCTTGCAAGTCCTCTTTACGCGCCTGCAACGCATCCAAGCGCGCCTGCTTGCGGGCAGCGATGTCCTCGCGCCGGATGACCCGATCCTCGGCACGCGCGCCCGCACGCTCGGCAGCCGCCTCACCCTCCATCTCCTGCCCGGCACGCCGCAGCGCCTCGGCCTTGGCGCGCTGGTCGGCCTGCTGGTACGCCCCGATGCCCGCCTCGGCACCCTCGCCGGCGGCGCCAAAGAGCGTCGGGTTGCGGGATGCCGCCATGCGCGCACCGCCCAAAGCCAAAGCGAGGAACTTGTCGCGGTCGCTGGCACCGGCACCCTGCGTTTGCGCGAGGATGGCCTGCATCCGCAGGCGCGCCGCTTCCGCCGCCTTCTCATAGGCGCTGCGTGTGTCGGCCTCGGCCTCGGCTGCCATGCCTGCGTCGGCGGCGGCAACGGCGGGGTCGGCAACGGCGGCGCGGGGCATGGGTGCAGTTTGGCCTTGCGGCAACTGATAGGGCGGCTGCACGTCCACCTGTTGCGGCATCGGCTCCGACACCGCCACGGACGGCTGCGCTTGGGGCTGCGCCGTCGGGCGCCTCGCCGCCGCAAGCGTCTGGTCGATCTCGCCCTCAATTCGGTCAAGTGCCGGAGACGGGAGCGCGCCGCGCTGCGCCATCTGCAAAGCGTTGATCGCCCGCAGCCGCTCGGCAAGCGTCGGGGCCTGCATGATGGACGCAGCCATTTACGCCGCCCTCCCGATGCCGCGCTTGACCTCGCCGCCGTCGGCCTTGTGCCAGCTTGCCATCGTCTTGGCGAGCCTCGCACGCTGCCCGACCTTGCCCGGCTTCTTGGCCGCCGCGTCGATCTTGGCCTTGGGGATCTTCTCGCCCTCGGGCACGCCCAAGTCGCGGTGCAGCGCGCCGGGCTTCTTGATGGCCGACTTGACCCATCCACCCTTGGCATACCCGATGCCGCGCGGCACAGCCCCGCCGCCCCGCATGTCCACCTTGCCGCCATCCTTGAACGCGCCGAACGCCTTGCCCGCACCGTAGGCGCTGATGCCCGCACCGGCCAACTGTGCCAAGGGGCTCGGTGCCAACTGGCCTGCCGTCGCCGGCGCCGTGCTCGTCGTGCTCGTCGTCGTGGGCGGGTTGTAGCCGCGGATGATCTGCGACATGAACTGTGCTGTATCGCGCGGATAGTTGCGCTCCTCCAAGAACTGCTGCTTGGCCGCGTCCAGCGACCGCTGCGTGCGGGCTTCCTCCTCGCCGCCGATCGCCTGCAACGCCGCCGCATCCCGCAGCCCGAGGCCCTGCCGCTGCTCCGACAGCGCGCCGAGCCCCTGCGCGGCCTGCGCCTGCTGCGCCTGGTTCTGCAAGAAGGCACCCGCCTGCGCGTCCAGCACCGACTCGTTCACGTCGCGCACGGCGCGGCCCATGAAGTCCTGTTGCTTGTTGGACCCGAACTGACCCGAACCGATGAACGTCTTGTTGATCTCCGGCATCAGATTCTCGGTGAGGTTCCGCTGCCCGCGACGGGCGAGCATGTCCATCACCGTGTCCGCCGTGCCGCCCGCGATGCCCGTCAGCGTGTTCGTCGCCGTGTTCATCCCCGGCTGCCACGAGCCCACATTGCCGCGCGTCATGGCGTAGGCGTTCGTCGTGTCCGGCGTGGCGGACGCGAACTGCTGGCCCGTGTACGCGCGATAGGGCTCGGCGGCGATGGCCGACGACTTGCCGATGAGGTTCTTGACCATCTCAAGATACCACTCGGGCTGGCCCTGCGAGACGACGGTGTTGCTCGTCGCCTTGGGGTTCGTGCTCGACCCGAACAGCCAGTCGGAAATGCTGCTAGCCATGTCGTGCTCCTATGCCACCTTGGGCATCTTGGCGTCGGGTGAAATCTTGCCTTTTGCGAGCGCCTTACCTTTGCGCTTGCGGACCTCGGCCTTCATCTTTTCGATGCGCTTGTGGCCCGCCTCGTTAGAACCGTTGCCCATTAGGCTTACAAATTCTGCGTCAAGGACGTGCTCCCCCTCGGAAAGCATCGCAGGCACGTCGTCCGAGCGGCCGTCCATGACCTCGCCGCCTTCTTCATAGCCGCCGCCCGGCGCAAACGGTTCCGCGACATAACGCTTGCCGCGCTTGACGACCGCACGCCCCATCATGTTCTCGGCATCGACACCCTTGGCCCACGTCGGATGCTTCTTGCCCTTGAGCATCAGATACGCGCCCGCTTCGTCCTCAATCGGAACGACCGACCCCATGTGGCCGCGCTTGTCGCGCTTCAAGCCGGAGCGGCGGGCAGTCTCGTAATCGTATCCAGATCCTTCGGCGTCAAACTCGACCTCGCCGCCGTCTTTGAAATTCGCGTTCTCGTAGAACGCGCCCTGCTGGCCGCCGCGGAAGCCGCGCCCGAACATGGCAAGCTCCTCGTCCGTCGGCATCGTGGACTCGCGCGTCCACGGCGAGCCCGAGCCTGCGGGATTGGCAGGCGTTGCCGCGTTGGCCGCCATCTGCTCGACATCCGACTGCGCCATGCCGATGCCGCGCGTCGGGCCGGGGATGTACATATCGCCGCTCTCGGTGCGCGGGTCAACATTTCCGGCCTGCCGGTCGAAGGTGTTGGGAATTTCCTGATCCGCGCCCGGCACATAGTCCGTCAGTTGCCGAGCGATGCCCGTCACCAACTCACCCGGCATCTTGCCCGTCACCAACTTGGACCCCGCCGTGAGGAGCGCCGGCGATGCAAGGTTGATGAGCGCCGACGCCGGATTGTTGTGCGCGTAGCGGAAGCCCTTTTGGATTTGCTGCCCAAGCCAGTCAAGCCCCTTCGTCACCACGCTCGGTGGGTCCATAGCCGGAAGATTGAATGTGCCCTCGGTGTGCGAGAAACCCGGATTGTAAGTGCCGGGATTGACCGGACCCATACTGACGCCGCCAGTCGGCGTGACCTGCGGCTCGCCTTGCAGGTAGCCGCCCGTCTCGGCGCCCGAGCCGATGCCGCCGCTGCCGTCTCCGGCCAGACCCGTTTCTGTGCCGCCGCCGCCGAACGACTCTCCAACGCCCGTATCCGAGAACTCCAGCAACCCCGTGTGCGGATTGACCGAGCCCGCACCGCCCATCGCCTTGAGCAGCGCGGCCTCCTCGGGATTGATATGCGCGAGAATGGTGTCGCCGTTGCGGCCCATGTCCTCAAGCCGCTCGGCCGCCCTCCGCGGTGCCGTCGCAGGCTTGCGGTTGGGCAGAACCTCGTCGCCGCGCCACGAGCCCGGCTTGCGGAACTTGTCGTAGGCTTCGTGCGGGCGCCACTTCTCCACGCCCTTGTCCACCTTGCCGCCTTCCTTGAAGTTCTTGAACTTGTACCGATTGGGCGCGTCGAAGAACACGCCCGTGCCGCCCGTGGTCCGGCCGGCCTGCCCAAAGCGCCGCAACTCCTCGTCGCTCAGATCCGTCGCCGTGCGGTCCAACTCGTACTTGGGCAGCGGCCCCCCGAACGAGCCCACGAGCGTCGGCGCTTCCTCCTCCTCAATCCCCTGGCGCTGGCCCGCACCCGAGAGCAGCAGCGCGCCGCCGCCCAAAAGAGCCGCCTTCTTCCAGTCGAAAGGCTTGTCCGCCGTGGTGCCCGCGGGAACCCCGCCAGAGCCCCGCGTCGAGGCCGACGTGCTCGCCGGCCCTGCGATGACACCAAGCGACGGAGGAGGTGGCGCAGGCAAGTCGCCGGGCACCGTGACGCCCTCAAGGCCCGGCGGCTGCACTTGGGTATTGAGCAGGTCAGGCGCCGCACCAGACGACGCCGCAGCCCCGCCACCGACACCACCGCCGCCGATGCCAAGCCGCTCACCGATGCCCTGAAAGCCGCCCAACTCGTTAAAGCCTGCCAGCGCGCCGCCCGCAAGGCCACCCGTCAAGGCGCCCCGCTTGCCGCCCGTCAGCGCGCCAATGCCCGCACCCACGAGGCCCGAACCGACGATATTGCCTGCGGCACCGGAAAAGCCCAAGGCCGTGCCGATCGCGGACCCCACACCGGGCGCCACAAAATTGAGCGCGACGGGCGCGAGGATAGGCAGCAAGTCCTTGAATTTGAAGTGTTCTTCCAAGCCCGTCTGCGGATTGCGCGTGCCGGAACCACCCATGCGCTTGAGCGTGCTGCGCGCCTCGGGCGACAGGTGCGCCAACTGCGTGTCGCCGAACCGGCCCGCCGAGCGGACCCGCGCCACGTCCCGCTTTATGCGCGGGTTGTCAACAGTTTGTGCCCCGATGCCGTGCATGTCGCACCCTACCACAATCAGTTGGTTGCCTGAAAGACCCGCTCCGCCCATTCCTCAAACGTGCCGAACTGCTCCGGCGACGGCGCGGCACCCCGCAGCGTGGCGCTCTGGTTGTAGACGATCCGCGCCCATTGGACCCATGTAAGGTCCGGCGTCCATTGCGGAATGTCGTCCGTCGAAAAGTCGATCCGCAACTGCGCCGCCCACTGTTCCGGCGTGAGGCCCGTTGGCATGACAGCCGACCGCATCACCCACCTCCCGGCCGCGTGTCGCCGCCGTCGAGCCAGATGCGGGTATCGCCAAACTCATAGAACCCGCCGGCGACGTTGGACGTGAACTTGAGGAACAGATATCGCGACTGGCCGCGCAGGCTGTCCACCACCGTCTCGGTCGGCGAGAACGACACCGCGGATGTCGTGACCGGCGTGCTCCGCGGATAGGCGTAGCCGATGCGCTCGACCGTCATATTCTGCGTCTGGTTCAGATCCAACTCGATGCGCGTGATGCGCACGTTGTTGACGCGCCCTTGGTCGGCATAGTTGTAGTCCTGCGTCTGGAAGAACGACCGGATCGCCTGCGTCGTGCCGTCCACCTTGTCGTAGCTGCCCTGCTTCTCGTGAAGCCAGAGCGGATAGGTGTTCGTCGGCGACTCCTCAAGACCCGCCCACACGGGGTTGGGAATGACCTGCGCAAAGAACCCGTCCGACCGCCCGCCCTCGGGGATTGCCGTGTCGTACCAGGTTTGAAGCGGCACGTTGTAGATGATCGCGTGGTTGGCTTCCGTCGCCGTGCCGCGCGGATAGAACCACCAGATTTCGCCCCACCGCGGAACCTTCGTGCCCCACACCTTTTGCCGGTAGTTCAAGTTGACGTTTGAGAAAAAGTCGTCCGAGTTGAGCGCGTTCGGCAACTCCTTGACGATGCCGTTGTAGAACAGGAAACGATCGGTGCCGATCCAGTAGAACAGCCCGTCCATTTCCACGACGCACCGGCTCGACAGGATGCTGCTCTCTGCCGTGATCGTGTCGAAATCGAAGTCCGTCGAGCCACCGTTGAAGGTGGCACGAACCACGCTGTCGAGCGACCAGAACAAGCCAGCAGGCGCCTGCCCTGCACCGCCGCGCACGGGGGCGCCATAGACGATCTTGGAGCCCGTGATGCGGGCGGCATTCGCGCTGGTGAACGTCGCAGGCACGCCGGGATCGGACCACGCGACTTGACCGTTGGAGCCGTAGACGAATACATACGGGTGCAGCACGACCACGCCGCCGGATGACGGGGGGGCCGTCGTCGGAATGAGCGGCGTCGTCGCGGTGAGCGAGCCGTAGTAGGTGGACACCGTGACGTTGGAGTCGATGTCGTTGAGGTTCGGTGCACCGTGCGCCAGTACGACCGGCACGTTGAGACCCGTCGGGTCGTAGATCGTATCGAACACCCACACGTCGCCCGAGGTGGTGATGCCACCCGATGTCGTCCGGTCGAACGGGCCGCCGGCGTAGATGCCTTGCAGCGTGAGGCGCTGCATCTCGACGCCGTTCTGCGAACCCGTGAACACAAACCCGTTGCCGCCCTCGGGGAAAATCTTGAACCCGTAGATGGGGCCGGAAGCAACGTCGCTGATCTTGTTGTAGCCATTCATCTTGCGCGGGCGACCGAGGCGGTTCCACCGCACCCACTCGCCGTCAACGCAATACTCGCCCTCCGTCAGCGTGCCGTCACGCTTGATCCCAGGTTTGCCGACCAGAAGAAGGGGAGCGCCGTCACTCACGAAACGGTCCTTACGTCATCGCTGGACGCAAGAAACACAGACGCAGAATCGAGAGCCATATACGACAAAATCGAGCGAGTGCCTGAAATCGTCGGCCGCACTCCCAATTTTGACACCCACGCATTTCCGTAGGCCGTGATCTGGTACGACCCGCCGGACATATTGAGGTCAATCAACCCCGACTGGCCGCCCGACGTGGGGATGTTCGTCGGATTGGCGAGCGTGAAATTTCCCGTGATGCCGGCAATGCGGAAATTGTTGGATGCCGCAAGATTGAGCGAGATCGTGGTCGAATACGGCACCGCAAGAAACGGCCCGACCTGACCGGCCTGCCAGTTGTTCACGGTCGAAATGCGCTCGGTCGCCGCTGTCAGCCGCCCCTGCGCATCCACCGTGCCACCAAGCACCGTGTACGACCCCGGCGACACAGCCGTATTGGCGAGGCTGATGGTGCCCGTCGTGGTGATGGGACCGCCCGTGAGGCCGGTACCCGTGGCGACGTTCGTGACCGTGCCGGACGTGAGACTGATGGCGCTCGTGAGGTTCACGCCGTCCGACACGAACACGCCAGACGTACCCGCCGCAATGGCGACACCGGTATCCGAGCTATCCACCCGCAGCGTGACCGTGAAAGCGCCCGTCGTGCTGTTGGTCACGAACCAGAAGCCCGGCGACGAGCCGTAGTTGACGATGCGGTTTCCGGTCAACAGTCCCGTGTAATCCTGCACCTGTGCCGCCGCCTCTGCCGTCGAGAGCGTCGTCGTGCCGGAGCCCGCAATGTTGATGCTCGCCGCCGTCACCGTGACGGACACAGCGCGCCCGCGGCCCACGGTGATGAAGTTCGTCCCATCGCACACGATCATGCAGGACTCGTCCTGCAAGATGGAGATCGTCGCCTCGCCGTCGATCGTCTCGCTGCCATTGGGGTTGACCGTCAGCGTGCCCGAACCTTGGTTGTTGACGTAGATGAACCAGTTGTTGCCCAGCGTGGCCGCCGCCGTCAGCGCCAGCGTGCCGACACCGCCGACCCACTCGATCACGGACGCGCGATCCGTCGTCAGCGCCGTGTAATTCATCGCCAACTGATTGACCGAAAGCGCCTGCTGGAGCGTGTTTGCCGACGCACGCAGGCCGAGCCCCGCAAGCGCCGAAGCGTCGGCACCCGACGTGCCGGTGCCGAACGTGTAGATGCTCCACGACCCCGCCGCCGTGCTGTTGTCCGTCACGTAGATGTACTTCGTCTCTCCCGCCGCGACCGTGCCGATGGTGGCACCCCCGTCCGACAGAACCGTGAACGCATTGGCGCCGACGTTGCGGATGACCGTGTTCTCGCCCGTCGCCGCCTCGTTGGCCGGAGGCATCGTGAGCGTCAGGCTGCCGGCCGACGCCGTGATCTGCATGAAACGCGCGACGACGTTGGGCTGGTCCTCGTTGGAGGACGGCCATTGCAGCGTCGTGTTCGCGGCGATGGTAAATGCGCGGTACTGCACATCTGCCGGGCTCGCCACGCCGCCGCCGAATACATCCGTGTAGCTCATTCTCAGCCCCCGTCAGCGTTCTGCGACGACTGCGCATCGGTGGATTGCAGCACGTCCTCGTTGGACAAGGCACGGGCGGCGCGGTTGTAAAGCTCCTGCCACTCTTTCGCCATCTCGAAATTCTTGAGGAACAACTGCATTTCCCACATGCAGGCGTACATCAAGAGGTTCGGCGCATAGATCGTCATCCAGTTGGTCTGGTTGGAATCCGTCAGCGGCTCGGCGCGCTCGTAGTAGCCGATCTCGAACGGATACGCCGCGTTCGGCGTCGGGACGATCAGCATGTTGCCCATGCCGTAGTCCGCGTAATACTGCGGCACGCCGGTCACGGTCGGGTCGGGCCAGAACTCGCGGCAGAAATCGTAGGCCCGCTTGAGCAGGTTGATGCGTCGATTGAACGGCGGCGTCGTCTCGAAGCCGGATGCGCCGGCCGAGAAGTTGATGAACTCAAAATCCCGCAGCCGACCCGGCTTCTGGTAGACGCTCGTTCCCGACACAAAATTGCCCGTCACGAAATTGATCGCCGGAAGAACCTTCACCTCTTGCGAGACGCGATACTCCGCAAGCGTGATGAAGAACGGAATCTTCTCGATCATGCCCGTGTCGCCGATGCGCTCGGCGTAGGCGGTGAGGTTCGCAACCAGCGAGGAATATGTGAGGACCGCAGCCATGCCTCATTCCCCCTTGCACGCGCGGATCACGTCGCGCAGTTGCCGGTAGTCGATGATGGCCTTGAGCGCCGCGCTGTCGAGCGGCATCCGGTCAACCTCGTCCGCGAGCTTGTTGAGAAACGGCTGTTGGTACTGCACGATCGGCGGGCACTGGTTCTTGACCACGACCGTCTGGCCGCAGCCCGTCAGAGCCAGCAATGCGATGGCGCTAAAAGCGGCCCTTGCGCGCGTCATTCGCGACCCCCTGCCTGTCACCTGGCGCCTGCACGGCGGCGTCCACCATGCGCGCGTTGGCGTCCGCCGTGGACTTGTTGACGGCACCGGCCACCTCGTCGCGTCCCGCCTGCTTGGCGCGGCCGAACATGGTCAGCAGGCCGACCACCACGGCAACAGCCGCAGCGACGTAGCCCCACACCTTGAGCCCGATGCTGGCGAGGAAAGTCACCTGTCGCCCTCCTGATTGCGGCGCCACTGGTCGTAGACAAAATAACCTATTCCGACCACGGCGGCGACACCCAATGCGGCCATGAGGTAGTGCGGGTTGATGCCAAGCCGGTAAAGCTGGCCCCACACCGCCTCGACCTGCCCGACGACCTGTTGCGCGCCGGTCATGGCCGCAGTAGCGCCGGCCGTAATGGCCGGGATGTTCCACTTGGAGGTTGCCGGATCCTTGCTCGGGTCCGGTGCGGCGCGCGTGGTCTGCACGGTCGCCGCGTCCACCGGCGTCAGGTACAGCGCCGTCTCGGCAGCACGGCGGCGCGTCAAGCCTGCGCGCACCTCGCCGCCTGCCTTGTTCCACATGCCGAAGGCCGCCGCGGCCTCGGCAAATTTCATCTGGTTGTGCATCCGCAGCACCGTGGACTTGCGGAAGGCGCCGAGGCCGACGTTGAACGCAAGGCTCGTCATGGCCGCCAACTGGTTGTCGTTGGGGCTCTCCTTGCAGGCCGCGTTGACGCCCTGCGCGAACACGGCCACGTCGGCGAGAAGCTGGTTGTCGGCGCGATCCTGCGTCCACTTGAGGCCCAACTTGACGCCGGGGCCAGTATGACCAAAACCCACAGTGGGCACGCCGGCAATGTCAAGGTATGCCTCCAGACGGCACCCCTCGAACTCCTTGATGAGCGCCAGTCCGGCCGCGTTAATCATCGCTGCGACACCTGCGTAATGGCCTCACGGATGAAACCGACCACGCCGTTGGGATGGTTGCCGATGCCGAGCACGGTGACGAGCATGATCGCCCACAGCAGGATCTCGCCGCGCTTCATGCGCTCAACAAGACCCTCGATGCGGAGCCCGATGGCCTTGTGACGGGCCTCGCACTCGATCTCGTGCCGAGATTGCCACTTGTCCAACTCGTTCACCTTCTTGATCGCTTCTTTGTCCATTTCGGCATCCGCATCCACAGGAGACATGGCTATCGCCCTCCCATGATATGCGGTACAACAACCACAATGGAACCTTGCTGAAGCCTCAGTTTTGTCGCGCTCATGTCGCACTCCACAAAGCGCAACCGAACGCGACTCCCGTGCAGATTTCCGCCCGCTCGGTCCAGTCCAACCCAAGCCGGCGTCCAAACGGTTTGTTAATCCCGTAGGCCGAGACAGCCAGCGCGCCAAGGCCGCACCATGCGAGCGCCCACGGCGAGACGAGGTAGCCAAGCGGCAGCAGCATTGTCAGCGACACCGCAGAACCCCACAGAGCCATGAACAGGTAGTCCCGCGGCGTCTCGACGAGACCCATCGCGTCGTCGAAGTAGCCAATCGTCATCGCCGCCCACACCGACAGCGCCAACACCGCGAACGCGGGATCGAACGCGACCGCCAAGGGCGCCGCCATCAGCACGGCGCTCACTGCGCGCGTCAACTGCGTGCCGGGCTTCCAGCCGAACGCGGCGCGGTGGAACCGGCCGTACAGACCGCCGCGCAGCACCCAGCAGAAGCCGCACCACAGGGCGTAGAGGGCGATCATGGCGCGATCCACTGTTGGTTTGCTTCATCCCAAAACCAGTGCGCCGCATCCGGCTTCGGAACTGGAGCCTGCCAGTCGTTGTTCGCGTCGAGGGTCCACGACGGGTAGGGGCGCGGCGATACGAACTCGTCGCGCGCGTTGTCGTAAGTGTACCCCGGCCCCGGATACTGCTTGCGCATGTTCCCGTTGTAGGAACATTGGAGCCAGTCCGTGTCCTGTCCGTAGAGCGAGCGGCAAAAAGCAATGCCTGCCGCTTCGGTCGGCGCGTCGTTGTTGTGGACGACGATAACTTGCGTGACGGTGTTTCCGTCCATGCGGGCAAAGTGTGCCATCAGAAGGTGATGCTCCCCGATCCGGTCCACTCGTAAATTCTATATCCGCCCGTAACCGTGACGGTCGGCGAGCCCGTCGTGCTCGTCGCCGCCGGGAAACTGTCGGGATAGCGGATCGCGACAAAACCCGAGCCGCCGTTACCGGACCCGTTACCGCCGCCCGCACCACCACCGCCGCCGCCCGTGTTCGCCGTGCCGTTCGATGCGTTGTTGCCGGTCGTGTTCCCGTTGCCGCCGCCGCCAGAACCGCCGAGGCCGCGAAGGGTAGACCCGCCCTGTGCGCGACCACCACCACCGCCACCGCCGCGCGTGACGCTCGATCCCGTAATGCTGGACGAAAGGCCGTCGCCACCCGCACCCGACTGACCGCCGGAAATGCCGTCCTGTCCCGCTACACCGGCACCGCCGCCGCCGCCGTAGTTACCTTGAGACCCACCCGTGCAGTCGCCGCCGTCGTTGCCCTGCCCGACAGTTCCCGTGCCGCCCGGCTCGCTGACAGTACCGCCGCCGGAAAGACCGCCGCCGCCACCGGACCCGCCGCTCGCTCCGGCCCCGCTTGAGCCGCCGAGCCCGCCGCCCGAAGATGTAATGCTGCCGAAGACGCTGTCGCCGCCGTTCGCACCAGCCGTGGGGAACGGACCACCGGCACCACCGCCGCCGACCGTGACGGTGTAGGTATTGCCGACAGATACCGATAGCGTGCCGGTTCGATAGCCACCGGCACCGCCGCCGCCGCCGAGCGTACCGCCCGAACCTCCGCCCGCGATGACGAGGTATTCGACCTGTGAAAGACTTGCAGGCGACGACAAAAGCGTGGCGATGAGTGATCCTGGGACAATCATGTTAACTCACGTTTCCCAAGCCGGATGCGATGACGCGCGTGGCCGTGTCCGTCAAATACGACACGAGCGAGACGGCACCAGACGTTGACGGGAATGTCGGATCTGTGCCATCGGCAAAAACCCAATAAGTTCCAGAAATCGTGACGTTGGCCGTGCTGTGCCCGTTGTTCGTGAAGATGATGCCGCCAGACTGACCGCCGACCACGTTCGTCGGGTTCTGCAAGCGCATTGCGCCGCTCACCGTCACGCGGAAATTGTTGGACAGCGAGAAGTCGGGAATGATGTCGATGCCGCTCGCCGTGATGGTGGCGATGCTGCCGCGCTGCGGGGCCGTCCAAGTCTGTGTCACGCCGAGTGCGGCCATCGTCGCGTTGGCGTCGGGGAAAATGTAGGTGCGCGCGGCAAGCGGGCCGGAAACGGTGAAGTAAGGGCTCGCCGTTCCGCCGTTGGCCGCAGGCAGGATGCCCGACACGTCGGTCGTGAGTACCGCTTGCGCGAACGCGATGCTTGACCCGTCCGTCCGCAGCAGCCGGTTGGCTACGGTTCCTAGCGTATACGTCGGAACGCCCGTCCCGCCCGTCACCAGCGCCGCCGTCGCCGTGTTGGCGATCGTCGTCGCGGCACCGCCCGTCAGGTACAACAGCCCCGAGGTCGTCGCCGACAGGTCCGCATTCGTGCCGCCGTTGGCAAGCGGCAGGATGCCCGAGAACGTGACCGTGGGATTGCCAGCCACGCCGTCGCCGTTGGCGACGTTGACGTTGCCCGCGCCCGTGATTGTCCGCGCGACCGTCGTGGACGCTGCCGTGCGCGCCACCACGCCGTTGCTGCCGGGGTCCGGCAAGCCGCCGATGCCGGACACGGAAACGGCCGCCGTCGCAATCGAGGTCAACTGGCCGCGCGCGTTGTAGCCGAGAACCGGAATTGCCGTGCTCGACCCTACGCTGCCGGCCGTCGATACCGTGTCCTCGATGATGAACGTCCGATTCGCCGACAGGTCGCCACCGCCAGACAGACCGCCGCTTGTCGTGATCGTCCGCGAGTCAGGCACAAATCCAGAAATGCCCGACGTAGGCACCGGCCCAAACACCAGCGAACCGCCGGAAAGTTGGAGAACGTCGCCATTGTTCGTGGCAGCAATGTCCGCCACGTTGCCCGCCGTGCCCCCCGCGCGCCCGATGACCGAGTTCGCCGCAGCTTGCCGCAGCATCGCGTTCGTAATGCCGTTGTCAGCAACCGCGATGGTGACGTTGTTGAGGAGCGTGCCGCCGCCCGACAAGCCAGAGCCGGCAAAGATCGTGCGCGTCACAGGCACGAAACCGCCCGACACCGTGAACAGGATGTCGTTGATCGACGCGCGTTTCGTCGCCCCATACTGGACAAGCGGAATCTGCTCGTTGCCCGTGAGGGACGATACTGAGGGCAACTGTAAGATCGGGACCGCGACCATATGGCTATGTCCACTCCAAAGGTTCTTCGTCCTCAGTCGAAAGCACGTTGTTGTCCTGCGTCAGGATCCAGAACACCGTCGGCGCCTCGGGACGCGGCTCGGCAAGCGGCACGGGATCGGGGCCAAGCACCTGCGGCGAGAACTGGCCGTTCGGCACGTCCTGACACGACGGGCACATCTTGAGGCCGGTCGGCACCAGCGGCCCACCGGGACCGCCGCCGGGACCATACATCGGCGTGTTGGGGCCACCGCGCGGCGTGCCGGCGTAGTGGTGGAGTTGCTGGAGTAGGGGATACGCGACCACGGCACCGCAGCCGTCGCACACGCCCACGCCCTGCGGATTGTCGAACGGCACGATGACGGGGCTCGCCGGCCGACGGCGGCGCCCGCTTGAATTGTTGAGTTGGAAGGTGCGGCCCATCAGCCGTACCCCATCACGGAGAACCGCAGCGGCACGCGCTGGTCGTCCTCCTCCTGTGCGGCCTTGATGGCGGCAGCGGCCTGAAACCCAAGGCGCTCCTCGCGATCCGGGCTGTACTTGCTCGACATGCGCCACGCGAGCGAAGCCGTCACCGCCTCAAGGAAACGATACGGCACGTCCACCGTCTGCGAGGTGCCCGACACGTCCTGCATCTGCCGGATGCGCGTGTAGAACAGCATCGTGGTCTGGCCGTTCGTCGGCTTCCAGATCCGCATCACGACGGGGTTGACGCGGCGGTCCACGAAGTAGGCCGTCGGCGTGCCCGGCGTCGTCTTGTCGGGCAGACCGTAGTATTCCTGCTGCGAGAACCGGCCGACCTCGATGTCCTGCACCTGCGTCGAGAAGTACAGTTCTTGGATGTTGAGCGTAGCACCACCCGACTCCACGAGCCGGATGTAGCGGGCCGCGCGCGCCGACGGGATGATGTTCCACGTCGTCACGTCCTTCTCATACGTCGTCTTGGTCTGCGACCAGACGGTCTCCCAGTTCGTCCCGTCGTCCACCGAAATCTGGACCGACAGCGTGTACGCCGTCTGCGCATTCGACCGCACGCCGACCATCGTAATGCTCGGCGTGTTGCCCGCACCGAAGTCGTAGCTGATATTGCCGTTGGGGCTCGTCTGCGTGCAGGCCGTGGCAAAGTCGTCATCAAACGCGAACGACGCAGTACCCCCTGCCGACGACGCTGCCGTTCCGCCCAACTGCCGCAGCATCGTCCGCCGATAGACGCCGACCACATCCACGGTCCCAGGGGGCAGGCTGTAGTCCGTCTGGCCCTCAAGAAGCGTCAGCGCCTCCTGCTCCAACGTCCACAGGTTCAACTGGTTGTTCGCCATGTCGGCGAGCGTGAGGTTGAGGCTCCGCAGCGCCGAGGTCTGATGGTTCTGGTTCTGGCGGGGACCGAAAATGCCGCACCTCTCCAGCGCCTCGGCAATCATGTCCGTGACGGTGAAGGTATCCCCGAACCTGTAGGTGCCCGAGCTTGCCATCAGCACTTCCACCTACGACGGGCAGCCAGACCGCGCTCGCCCTTCCAGCCTGCCGAGCGGGCGCAGAAGGACTTCTTGCGTCCGGCGTCGGCCTTGGTCTTGGGATTCGGTGCCGGCGCCTTGAGGTTGGACCCCGTGCGGCGGTTGATCGCGGCGCGGCCCTTGGCAGTCAGCCCGGCACCCTTCGACGCCGGGAGCTTGTAGCCGCCCGACACCGTAATCCCGCGCATCTCGTTGGTCTTGCCGCGAGCCATCTAGTTCGTCCTTCGCCGCAAATCGTAGGGTTCGGCAAGTTGGTAGAAGGGGTAGGCTTGCGTAACCGTTGGGCCTCCAAGTCGGAACTGTGCATTGTCTACGGGCGGCGGCGTATTGGCAATTTGAAAAGCGTCGTTTTGAAACGCCGTCGGCAAGAAAGCGGTGGGGCCTGGCACTAGACACTCCCGACAAATACGGCCTGATCTTCGTCAATGCGTCGATAGATAAAACCGCTGAACACACGCTCGGTCCCGATTTCCCATCCGGTGCCGTCCACAACCGTCCCGCCAAGTTTTCCCGCAGAAAGGTTGACCATCGGACTTACTCGAAATAGCCGTTGACGAAGAACGTGCCGCGCAAGACCTGCGAAGCCGTCGCCGTGCCGAGCGGAACGCGGACGATGCCGTTGACGCGCGTGCCGGGGGCAACAATCACGGGGGCGTCAAGGTTCATGTCGATAGCCGTGGCCTGCGCGCCGATTGCCGCACCGACAACCAACGACTGGATGCCGAGCGGAATACGGCGATAGGCACGAGTGCCCGCCGTCAAGCTGTCCGCCGTCGCCAAGTTTGCCGCCGTACCGCCGACGCCGAGCGCCCAGAACAGCGTTGTGGGGGTCGTGGCAACCGCAGCGCCCGTGTTAAGCGCGTCAATGCGGACCCCGCGAATGACGAGAGTTTTGCCGGGCTGCGTGACCGAGCCAGCAGGGACTAGGTACGTGAAAATCACATAGTCTGTTTCGGCACCAGCCGGGGCGGCAAACTGCCACAGACCGCCAAGCGTGGTTAGAGTGTTTGCGCCTGCGCCGTTGTTTGCCAGCGTGATCGATGCGGGGGCTGCGGAGTTGGCCCAAGTCGCGGCCTGCGCTGCCGCAGCCCCCGGCGGCGTCTGGTGCGCGCCCTGCTCCATACCCGCCATCTGCGTGGCCCACAAGCGGTTGGTCGCCATGTCGCCCATGGCAATGCCGACTTCCGCAATGCCGAGGCGCTTGGCCGGGCTGGCGGTGCCGGAGTTGAACAGGCGCGCGACGAATGGGAGCGCTTCCGATTGCACGACGCCATGACCGGTATAGGTCGTGACGGCAGTTAGGCGCGCGCGGAATACGCCGTCGATCCAGAACTCGACGTCCTCGTCGTTGATGACGATCAAGTATTCGCCGCGCTCGTTGTCGGCAACTTTCGTCAGGCCGTCGGTCGTCGTTTCGACGCCGTTGTTGTTCATCACGCCGACAAGCGTTCCGGAGAGCGTCCAGCGGAAAAACACGCCGTCGGTCGGGGCAACCGTGGTCGTCGCAAATCCAAGGCCAACGTCGCACTGAGCGTTGAGCGCCGTCTGGTTGATGCCGATAGCCGAGAAATAGAGATAGCTCGGAGCCGCCGAGAGAATGGGGAACGTTCGATAGGTACGCAAAACAACGTGGTTACCTGTCGCCGTCGCAGAGCCCGCGTTGAGGTTCAACAGGCCGCCCGCTTGCGTGATTGTCATCGTGGAAGTGATGACCTGATAGGCAGATGCGTTGATTGTCGTATACTGGAACGCATCCTGCCAAAGCGCGGTATCCGTGCCGACGCGCTGGCGAAAGTCGCTCGAAACGTCAAATTCGCGACGAATGCCGCCAGCAACGACAGAACCTTCATCGACAAGGCCCATGCCAGCGACATATCCGGCTTCCGCCTTTGTCGCCTCGCTTGAGACGACCAGCGCGACCTCGCCGCCGATACCCGCCTTTGCATCCGGCAATAAGCCCGAAGCGCCACCACGGAGAACGACTGACATTCTCTAAAGCCCCGCTGCGTTAAAATTGTAGCGGCCCCAAGTGCCAGAAGGCGCATGGACCGTGAGTGTGAAACCAACGCCCGCCGTCAGGTCGGTAACGCTAGCGATCAAACCTTCAAGAAGCGCATCTTCCGCGTCGTGGTCCGCACTCGCCGCGCCGGGGGAAACCACGATAATTGACGACGCTGTTACCCAAGTCGCCGCGACGGAAACCGACGCATCGCCGTTGCCCTCAGTCGTGCCGAAGTTAACTTGTCCAGACGCCGCCTCAAGCGCCCCATCGTGCGTGTCGTTCCAGTTTGACGGCTGGACAATCGTTGGATCGCCGCTGTCTACGATCGCCGAAACGAATTTGTGAGTAACGGCCATGACATCACCCCGCCATAGCGGCTTTCAGCGCGGCCAGCTTGGACTTAAACTCCGACTCGGCCGCAAGCGCCGCTTTTTCAGCAGCACGCGCCGCGCCTTCCCTATCTGCGGCAGCCTGCAAAGCGGCAGTTATTTTGGCTTCGCCCGCAGACACGTTGGCCTCTCGATCGGCAAATGCCGCATCGACTTGCGCAGAAAGATCTGCAACGCGCTTTTCCAGCGCCTCAACAGAAGCATTTATTTCGGCGACACGCTTTTCGGCGGCGCGCTTCGACTCCAGCGCCCTGTCAGCTTGCGCTTGAGCCGTAGCGGCAATTTCGGATGCCTGCGCCTGCGCCCTTGCAATGATGTCGTTTGCCTGCTTTGTCGAATTTTCGATGCTGGCTTTGGCGGCAGAAACCTCCGCATCCATTTCGGATCGGACAGCCGCAGCTTTCGCTTCCGCGTCGTCAACGATCTTTTTGGCATATGCCGCAATCTTTGCCACCTCATCCGGCGACGACAGCGCACGGAGAATGGCATCGCTGAGATTGAACGGCTGCGGCGCAACCGCCGTGCCTGCAATGGCTGCCGTCATGTCACACCTGCCTGCGTGATGGTGATTTCCGCAGAAGCGTTGGACGCCGAACTGTTGACAACGCCGCGAATGAACCGCACGGGAAACGCATAGTTTGAAGATAGATTGCTCGTCACCGAACTAAGCGTCGGATGGTTCAGCCACACAATGCTCTGCGGGTTGCCAGCCGCCGCCAAAAGCGCATTGATGTCAGTTGGCGTATCTTGGATCGACCATGTGACCGTTCCAGAAATTGTGCCGTACAGCGCAAAGTTTGCCGGCGTGAGGTTTGTGGACGCTGTAAACGGGCGCGTGCTTCCGGTCGTGCCAAGGCCAACGGTTACGTTTGTGCCGACCGCCGCGTCTGCCGTAACCGAGGTTACAACAGCAAACTCCTGAGTCGTGACAACTGTACTGTTGTTGGGACCAACGCGCGTTTCCGATACGCTGCGACCGTAAACATCGCGTCCAGCAATCGTAAAATTGATCGCAGACAAATTGCCTGTTGACGTAAGCGAAACGACACGACCGAAGCCGCCAGGCACGATCGCTCGCGCCCAAGACGTGCCAGCCGTCATACCGTCAAGGTATGTTCCGTTAATTGTCAGCGCCCCGGCCGCACCAGTTGTCTGCGCAGCGCAGATGGCCGCACTACCTGACACCACGAATGTATAGGTTGCCGGGATAGCCATAGCCTACTCCGCCGCTTGCTGTTGGTCGCGCGCGGCGGCAGCCTGCTCGGCAAGCCAGTCGCCGTACTTGCCCGTGAAGGTCTTGCCGCCGACGTGATCCAACGCGCTGAAAGGGTCCACATACACCTTGCCGCCAAGCGCACGCCAGCGCCGGCAGAACGTGTAGTCCTCCGAATACTCGCGGTAGTCCTCGATCGTGTTCTCGAACAGGTTGACGAACCACTTGCCCGTCACCTGGCAGAAGTACCGGCGGTCCTGATACGAGTCCCACATCTTCTGCGCCGCGGCGCGCGAGATGAGCATGAATCCCGAACCGACCTCGGCTGCTTCCAAAAGGTTGGTATCCGGGCAAGCCTTGGCCGGCGGCCCGTCGAGGTTGACGCAGAACGTCACCGGCTCTTGCTTGCGCGGGCCGGCCACGGCTACCACGTCCTTGCCCGACGCCATGAGGCGCAAAAGCGCGTCCGGCTTCCAGCCCATGTCCGCGTCGATGAACACGAGCCAGTCGGTGTCGGAGCGCAGGAAACGCTCGATGATCTGGTTGCGCGCGCGATGCACGAGCGACTGGTTGGGGATCGTGAAGAACTCGTAGCCCACGCCGTACTCGATCAGCACGGGTACCGTGCTCATCATCGAGTGCATGTACGCCTCGGTGAACTGGCCGCCGTAGCAAGGCGTGCCGATGGACAGTTTCTTGCCCGCCAGAGTGACCGGCCGGTTGCGACCGGCTCCCATGAGCGGAGCCAGCGCCGTCACGGCGCGCTGCCGCTCGAAAGTCTCCCACGCCTGATACCGGCGCGCGTCGTCCTGCTGCCGGGCGAAATTGGCCTCATACGTCGCGTCCATCGGCTTGCCCGCCTTGAGCGGGTGCCGGTGCTCCACGAGCACGCTCATGTCCACGAACCACAAGCCGGAGTCGCGGCCAAGCCGTTCCCACACGTTGTCGATGAACTGATGCTGGAACCCCTCGGGGACCAGGCCGCCCATCGCCCGCACGAAGTCGCCGCCGAGCACCGCCGCCCCGTGCATGCGCTGCGGCGCCTGCCAGCCGTCGTCGCTTGACACGATGCGCGAACCCTCGGCCTGTGCCACGAGCTTGGCATCCCATCCCGGCGTCACCGGAACCTGGTCGTCGGTGATGATGCCGTACCACGGCAGGTCGGGATGCGTGGCGTAGAACCAGCGCATCACGTCGCCGAGCGTCATGTCCCGCTCGCCGTACACCACCGTCCAGTTGGCGGGCACGGCAATATCCCGATACGCATCCTGCGCCGGCCCGGCGTTGACGTGGATGAGGCCCGGCGTAGACATGCCGGTTTCCACGCACGCCGCCAGAACCGTGCGGAGGTTGTCGGCCCGCGCGTGCGTGGGAAGCAGCCACATGGCGCGTTAACCGTTGTACTGCGCTTGGCCGTACAGTCCGGTCGTCGTGTTGGGATCCTTGACGAAGATGTACGCCCGGAACACCAGCGAGCCGTTGGACGAGCCCGACTGCACCGCATAGGTGCCGCGTACGTCGCCCGTCTGCGCCGTCGCCGGCGAGGTCGTGACCGCCGCCGTGAAGCCCGTGCTCGCCGTGATGAGCGCGTTGTTCCAGTTGAGGATCACGTCGCCGAAGTTCGCCACCTTGTACGGGAAGCCGAACGTATCGACCGTGCCGATCGACACGCCCGAGGTCGTGTTCCCGTCCGTCGTGATCGACCGGACGTACCGGATCGCCTTCGTGCTCGTCGTCGTCAGGCCCGAAACCGGACTCGACATCGTGAACTGCATCGGCAGGCCCGGCCCAAGCGTGCCGTCCTCCTCCACAGTCTCCTCGATGCCGACCACCGTGAGGGTCGTGCCCGTCACCGTGCCGATCTGGCCCACCGCACGGATGCAGCGCGCCACGCCGAGGTCGTAGTACGTCGTCCCGTTGATCGTCGTCGTCGTGACGCCGGAACCCGCCGCGAGCGTGAACGCTGCACCGGAAACCGTCTGCGCCGCCGCCAGCGCGTTCGGCGCTGCCTCCGGCGGCGTCGTCGCGTAGACGTAGATCGGGCTCGTCGCCGCACCGTTGGTCCCGTTGGACGCACGGAACACCTGGCCGGTGCGGTAGTTGTCGGAAACGTGGGTCATGCCCGCTCTCCTTGCACCGTCAGATCAGGTGGAACCCTGCGAGCCCCACGCACCGCGCCAGTTCGACACGCCGAACGAATACCGCTCGATGGCCTTGACCTTCAAGTTGTCATTATCGAAGTCCGTGTACATATCGATTTCGAGCGGCTCGCGGTCGTAGTACTTGAACGAGTTGTCCGCGTCCGTCATCACGAACCACGCATTGTCGTCCGTGAGGAACTGGTTGACGCGGTAGCCCTGCGGCACGGCGGAGGTGTTGTAGAGCGCCGAGATGTCGTTGTTGGCGGTGCCGGTGCGGAACTGCGAGTTGAGCAGGCGGTCGGCCGTCCACTGGAGCGGCGTCGGGACGATGAGCTTCTTGGGCTTCGTCATGACGCGCAGGCCGGCGACATCGCGGAACCGCTGGATGCCGGTGATGGCGTCCTGCAAGGAGGTTTCGTTGAGGTCGGCCTGCACCGTGAAGGTGTTGGCCTGCGTCGAACCGTCGATCGGATGGGCCGTCGAGAACAGCGGTTGGCCGTCGCCGATGGGGAAGTTCGTGTCGAAGCCGTTGTTCAGCACCGAGGCGCCGAGCACTTCCTTCGTCTGGAGCAGCGAACGCTTGAGCGCCTGCTGCTGGAGCGGGAAGCGGGACTTGTACAGGTTGTCCTTGATCGCCTGCCGCGTGATGATGAAGCCGAGGCCGACGTAACGGTGGACGTAGTTCGTGACGAACCGCTGGCCCATCGTGTCGTAGGCGATGCTCGCACCTTCCTGCTTGATCTGCGCAAGGCCGAGCATCTTCATTTCGACTTCGATCTCCACGGCCTTGTCGGACGTGTGCTTCTCGAAGATCTCGGTCCACTGGGCCGGATACATCGGGTAGTCGCCGAAAACCGCGGCAAGTCCGGGGCGGAGCAGGTCGCGGATCTGGGTGGTATTGACCGTCATGGGATTGTTCCTTCCGTGACCTGGGGGTCAGACGCCGTCGGTGCCGGTGCCACCCTTGAACTGGTGGTTGTTGATCGTGCAGATCCAGTTGGCGAAGGCGCCAACGACGTTGCCGGGGACCGGCGTGAGGTCGAGGATCTTGAGGTTCAGCGTGCCGGTCGTGTTCTCGGTCGCGTTGTTGATCGTCGTGCCCGAGAGGCCGGTGGTCGTGTTGCCGGTGCCGACATAGAAGTTCGCGTTGAGGCCGCGGTCGGCGAGGGCGAGCGGCGTGCCGGCAGCGCCGGAACCGTTCGTCTCCTGCACGTTGACGACGATGTTCGGGTCATCGATCACGAGGGCCACGACGGTCGAGCCGGTCTGGACGGTCGTGCTCGCGGGCCAGTAGGGGAAGAAGCGGATGTTGCCGAGCGTGTCGGTGTACTTGGTGCCCATGAACACGCCGCGGATGGCGGAGCCGGCGACACCGATGCCGATCGTGCCGTCGTTGAGCGTCGTCACGGGGTCGCCCGTGAACAGGCTCGTGCCGTAGCCGGACGCGATGTTGTACTGGTTCGTCGTGCCCGTGTAGGGCGAACCGTTCGCGTAACGGTTGGGCTTGAGACCCCAGGGAGCGTTCACACCGTAAGCCATTCGTGGCCTCCTGTTGAGCACGGCAAAAGGGCACGAGCGCGCGTGCGCCGTGCCGTTGCCAGCTTGAAATTGGACCGAGTTTTGCGCCCCGTGGGCGGACCCCTCGGAGGGGTCAAGGCGCGCCGAAGCGCGAACGGCTCATAGGCCGAGTGTCGGTACGCTATCGGGGATTAAATGCTGTGTCAAGGGGTAGTGTCAGGCCGGATCGCACGGCCATGCCGGTAGTCCGCCGGGCTCGGAATAAAGACCCCGGCGCGCGGGGAGGCGGCCGGGGCAAGTTTGACAGGGAGGAAAACGCCACGCTCAGGCTGCAAAGCCGAGCGGGGTGACTGTACTACTTGTCGGGCAGGGACACAACCCGCTCGATCTTGGTTTCGTTCATGCCGGCCTCGTCGGCAAGCTCGATCATGGGCATGCGGCGGTCGTCGTCGGCAAGCTCGCCGCGGGTCCATGCCGTGCTGTTCATGTGCTCGGCGTTCTCGGCCGCAAGGGCCTGCTGCCATTCCTTGAACTCGGCTTCGGACATCTGGCACAGGATGAGGCCGCCGCGCCGGATGACGCCGTGGTTTTCCTGCGTGCGGCCCGGCAGCGGGGGTGCGACGAGCGTGGGGTGCCGGTCGGCAGGCACGGGCGTCCAACCGTTGCGCAGCCGCTGTTCCACGTTGTTGTCGTCCGGCTCGCCTTGGATGTACTCGCGCACCCAACGGTACACGACACCCTTGGGGATTTCGGACTTGGGGACATGCAGGGCGCTCTGGAAGCCCCCCTTGACGGCGGCGCGCTGGCCCATCGCACGGGACGCGGCGGCACGGGATGTACGAGACATATCAGGCTCCCTTCTTGAGTGACACGAGGCTCTTGGCGTAGGCGATTTCCTTCTCGCGTGGCGAGAACGAGCGCCCGTCGGGGTGACGCAGGATCATACCATGCGCGACCTCGCGCTGTTCCTGCGTCAAGACCACCTTGTTCGGATTGGCGGGCTGGCCCGTGCGCGCGGGCTGGCCGCCGGAGGACCGCGCCGGCGCGATGCCGTTGCCGCGCGGGGGCGGCGTCTCGGCTGGCGGTTCGTCGCCGTCGTCATCGTCGCCGAATGCGTCGGGGAACGCCTGCCGCATGTGGTTGTCGATGGCGGCGAAATAGTCCTTGCTGCCGATCGCCGCCTCGTTGCCCGCACGCTTGAGGCGGATTTCAAGGCCGGTGGCGAAGTTCCGCGCGTAGGTGGACAGGTCGGGGTCGTAGTCGGGCGTCCCCTCGTTGAACCACGGGTTCTCCTGCACCCACCGCGCCGCCTCGCCTTGGTACGTCACCTTGGGGCGCGGCTGCTCCTTGGGTGCCGGCTGCTCCGCAGTCGCCTCCTTTTTCGGCGGCGCTTCCGGCGGCTTGTTGTTGTTGACCCACGCCTCGGCTTCGCGCTTGCGGCCCTGCACGTCGGAGAGCTTCGACTGGATCTCGGCTTCCTTCTCCGTGTCCGCCTTGTCCTTGGCGTCCTTGAGTTCGCGGATCAGTTCGCGCTCGTCGGCCTTGAGCTTGTCCGAGTAGTGCATGACGGCGGCATAGTCCGACAGGCGCTTCTCGTTCTCGATGGCGGCGCGCTTGGCGCGCTCCTCCTCCAACTCGCGCCGGTAGTCCTCGGCCGTGCGCTCCGTCTCGCGCAGCTTGCCGGTCAGGGCGTTGATGCGCCCGTCGCGGGTGGCCTTGAAGGGCTTTTTCTTGGGACGGTCGCCGACTTCATCGGAAAGGTTGGCGTTGCCTTCCTCGCCCTCGGCCGCTTCGCCGTCTCCTCCTTTGTCCGCCGGCGCACCTTCACGCGCGCCAACCTTGTCGTTGATCTGGACCCCATTCTGGTCGCCCTCGTCCGCCTCGCCGACTTCCACTTCCGTGTCGCCCTTCGGCGAGATCGTCATGGTGTCGATGTCGCCCACCGCCGTTTTCATGGTGGACATGCTGACGATGGACTCGCCGCGGTCGGCGTTGCCTTCGGATGCTTGCTTGCCTGCCATTTACGCCTCCTCAGAACTTGTCGATCGTGTGGCCGGCCTGCACCTCGGTCGGGTCGGCCACCACCATCTGCACCTTGTCGTCGTAGATCAGCATCATGGCGACACCGCGCCACATGAACACCTGACCCTCGTAGCGCGGGAACACCACGAAATCGCCGATGCGGCACCACGCACCCTCGGGGAAGCGCGCGCTGCCGTCCGCGTTCTGGCCGGTGTAGGCGCCCGGACCCATGCCGACGACGAGGCCGACGCAGTTCGTCCACTTGTCCGACGCGCGCGACTGGTCCGGCAGGTAGAGCGTCACGGTCTTGCCCGTGTCGTCGGTGATCGTCTTGAGTTCTTCCGGCCGGATGTAGATCTTGACCGCGATCCAGGGACCGCACGGGCGCGGGAGTTCCGCCTTGCCCGTGAGTGCGAGCATCTGGTCGGCGACGACCTTGTTCGCCTCCTCGACCTCGTGATCCTCGATGTAGCTTGTCTTGCTCTTTGCGGCACTCATTCGTATGGCCCCTTCTCCGGTGTTTCCGCGTCATCTTCCTTGCCGAGCAGTTCGGCGTGCGCTTCCTCGATAAGCCGCGCCGCCTCGCCGAGCCCTTCGTACTTGGACTTGAGCATCGTGTGGCGCTCGCCGAGTTCCTGCATCGACGTGCATTTCAATTGCACGAGGTCGAGCAGCGTTTGGCTTCGGGCCGCCTCGATTTTTTCGAGAGCGGCAGCGCGCAGCTTCTCGATCATCAGTACCCCATTTTTCGCTTTGCGCGCTCGAAGGCCGCAGCAACCACGCGCCGCGACTGTTCCTCGTTGAGCCCGTGGCCCGCGCACATATGCGAGCAGGTGTTCCAGATTTCTTTTTCTTCGCCAATATTTATCATCACCATCACGGTGGCGAGAAGTCGCTCCTCGACCAGCGACATGCGGATCGTGTACGGGCGTTCGTTCTCCTCGGTCTTGCGCAGCGCAAGCATCAGCACTTCCCGCCCTTCTTCATGGGCATGGGAATCTTCGGCACCTTCGCCGACTTGCGCATCATCTTCGGCTTTGCGGGCTGCATCTTTTTCATGCGCGCCTCCTAATACTGCGGGTTGCCGCCGCGCGGCGACTTGGCGACCTTCTGGCCGTGGCCCTGCCGCACCTTGGCAGCACCGCCGATGGCGTAGTGGCCGACCTTGCCGCCGTCCTTGAGCCGCGTCTTGGGCTGCCCCTTATGGAGATGCGATTCATGGCGATGCACGGCCTTCTTGACCGTCTCCTTGTCCGCCCGCTTGTCGCGCTCCATCATGCGCGCGACCATGCCGCGCGGCGCCGACATGGCCTTCACCTTCCCGCCGCGCGCATAGGCGCCCATCTCGGAACCGGCTTCCTTGCCCGTCGGCCGCTTGTACACGTCGGCCGGACCCTTGGGCACGACGCGCGCCGCCGGCTTGTTGAGGCCGCCCATCTCCATCGCGAGGTTCGAGCGCGGGCCACCGTTGCCCATGAGTGCCGCAGCCGCCTTGCGCCGCGAGTCCAGACGGTCCTTCATTGCAGTCTCCTTGTCAGGATTGCCTCGGCCTCGGGCCGGGCGGGATTGAGATTGTCGGCGACGGACGCGAACGCCTTGACGCGCTCCGTCCGCTCGCGGCTTGCCATGCGCGCAAGTTCCGTGTCGCGCTTCACGTCGGTCTTGTAGCGGTCGGACGCGGCGTTAATCATCGCCACTTCCAAGCGGCCCTTGACCTCCTGCGCCCGCGACTGAGCCTCGGCCAGAACGGCGGCCATCTGCGGGTCCGTCGGCGTGCCCGGCGCACCGGACTGCGCCTTGAGGATTTCAGCCGCCTTGGCCGTGAGCATCGCAACCTGGTTCTCGATCTCGGGCGGCAACTGCATGCCGGGCGGCGGCAGCGGGATGCCAAGCACCTTCTCGATCTTCTTGCGGAACGCTTGCGCCATATGCTCGGAAATGTGCGCCGCCATCGCAGGATCCTGCGCCAGCGCCGTATGCACCATGATATGCGCCTCGTCGTCCTGCCACGGCCCCACGGCGACGGGCTTGCCTGTCATCACGGCCATGTTCTCGGAAACGGGGTCCATCGGCATGGCTTGCTGCGGCATCGGCAGCAGGCGGTCGATCTCGGACGGGTCGGTGTTCATCGCCACATAAAATTGGCGATACGCCTCGTGCATGTTGTGAAGCTGCGGGGCCTGCATCGCCATGCGCAGTCGCGCCTCGGCGCGCACGAAACGCTGCGTGCCGGAACCGTAGTTGGGGTCCGACACGGGCACGATGTCGCTGTTGTCGAGGAAGTCGTTGCGCGTGACCGCCGCCATGCCGCCCTGCACGGGGAACGGATAGGGCGCATTGGCAGGCAGGTACTCGCCGAACAACTCGGCGAACAGGCGCAACTCCTGCCGCATGGACCGATGCAGCCGCTTGACCACGCCGGACTCGACGCGCGTGGCGGCTTCCAGAAGCGCCATCGTCGTGCCGACCGGCGCGTCCTGCCGTCCGTCGCCGACCGCGATCTCCGACGTGTTGGCCGTGCGCCGCGCGTCCTCCACGATCTCGCGCCGCAACTCGCGCAACTGCTGCGAGGGCTCTTTGTACGGCAGCGGCTTGATGGCTTGGTCGAGCGGCATGCCGCCCGTGTCCACCTCGGGGAACTCCGTCGGCCCGATGCGGATGTTGTTCTTCGTCATCCGCACGCCCTTCATGCGGACGCCGCCGGGGAAGTTGACCAGCGTGCCGGCGTCGAGCAACTGACGCAGCGCGGTCGTGGCGGTCTTGGTCTGCTGGCCGAGCAGATGGACGAGGCCGAAGCCGTAGAAGCCGAGGCCCGGCAGGAATTTGTAGTGGACGAAATAGTTGCGCTTGCGGAACTTCGGGTCGTTCGGCTTCCAGTTGCGGTAGACCGCGAGAACCTTCTGGCTCTCCTTCTCGATCACGACGCGGTACGGAATCGGGATGCCCGACTTCTTCCCGTCGATCATGTGGGCGAACTGCGGGATGTCGAGATCCACATGGCTCTCGTAGATCGGCATCCGGTCGTCGTTCTCGGGGATGACGGGCTGCTTGCCTTCCACGCGATCGACAGCCATCGACACCGTGGACTGGTTCGCACTCGTCGTCTGGTCCGGGGTCGGCAGCGTCACGTCGAGCCACTGTCCCGACTTCTGCATGGCGCGCACGTCGCGCTGGTACATATCGATCTTGTGCGTGACGCGCGGGCAGGTGGCGATGTCGGTCGTGTTGTAGGAGACGATCAGGTCGTTGGGCGTCAGGAACGGCGACACCGCGCGGCCCATCAGCGGGTCGTAGTAGACCTTCTTGAACGTGCTCCCGACGAGCCCGTGCCACAGGAGCATCTGGTCGTAGTCGGGGTAGAACTCGGGCGATTCCTCGGTCAAGAACCAGTTGAAGAACTGCTGTTTGCGGGACGCCCGCTCCTCGCGCTGCTCCGTCGCCACGCCAAGGATCGCCGACTTGACCGGCCCTTGCGGCGGCAGCATCTCCGCACTCGCGTTCGCCTGATACCGCACGAGCGCGTCGAGCATGACGGACTCGGTGACGGCGGCGGCACCTTTGAACGGGAAGTCCAGATCCTCGATCTTGAGGCCGAGAAGTTTGATGCCCTGCGCCGTCTGGTCGCGCCATTCCGTCGAGCTTTGCCAGTCGGCCTCGATCTGCTCCGACAACTTGTTGGCGATGTCGCTCTTTTCCTGATCGGTCAGGACGGCGGCGAGGTTGGCATCGAAGGGGAGGTCGGCACCTGTGTTGAGCGCCGGCGCCTGCGGGTCAAGGTCGATCTCGACGCTGCCATCTTCCATGTCGGTCGCCGCGGCGCCGTCCACGATCTCGGGGCCGCCAAGCGGCACCTCTACGTCAGCCGGACCTTGCGCCGCCTCGACAATCGCCCGGCCCGCGTCGAACACGAGCGGGTCGCCGGGCTCGGCCTTGTCTGTCTGCTGGCGGCGGGCGCGCGGAGGCATATGGTTCCTAGGTCCGTGGGATACCAGATATGGACCCTAGCACAACCCCTTGGGGCCGTGCAACGCCTGACCTCAATACAGCGGTCCATCCTCCGCAGGCGCCATGTCCGCCGGCTCGCCCGGATCCTCGGGGTGCGCGATCCAACCCGAGTATTGCAGCCGCAGCAACGCCTGCGTCAGCGTGTCCACGATGTCGCGGCTCTCGGCGTTGGGGAACAGCAGGCATTGGTCCAGCAAGAGCTTGGCATACCCCTTGTACTCGCCGTCCGGCCGCACCGGCAGCCACACGCGACCGGCTTCGATAAGGTGCGTAATGAGCCGCACGCGCTGCATCTTGTCGCCGAATTTGTCGGGCACGAACTTCGTAAACACCTCGCCCGTCCGGCTCAATTCCTGCGTAACCGAAATGCCCGACGCCTTGCCCTCGACCAGATTCATGTCCGGCTTGTACTTGCGGTCCTTGTCGGGCACGGCGCCGAGCACGTCGCAGCGGTAGTCCTTCGCCATGTTCGACATGATGCGCCGCAGTTCCGGGTACTCCCACCTGCCGCGGAAGCAGTTGAGCAGCAACAGGTTCGGCACCCTGCCAAGTGCGTCGGTGTCCCCAGGGGTCGCGCCCTGCATCCACTCCCGCTCGTCTTGGTAGTTGCGCATGAACACGCCCCAGACCGTGCAGGCCGAGTACGCCGCCTTGTCCTTCTCCGACAGCGCCGTGTCCCAACTCGTCAGCACCATCTCCAGCTTGGGGCTCTGCGGCGCGGTCCATTTGCGGAACCACTCGCGCTTGAACATGCCGCCGGCCTCGGGGGCGGGGCGCTGTTGAAGCTGGCCGGCGATCGCGTAACTGGATGCCAGGCCTCGCTTGAGAACCTTCAATTCCTTCGGGCCGACACGCGCTTCGCAAAGCAACTCGCCTTCTACAGTCCGCGGGTCTGCCCACTTGCGCCCCTTCGTGCTCGGCAGAGGAACCGTTACGCACCGGCTTTTGGGCTCAAACTCCATTGCCAAACAGAGATGCACCCAATCTTCTTTCTCGGTTTTGAGAATGTGGCCGGTCAGATCGCGTTCGTGAAGCCGCTGTTGGATGACGACTCGCTTGCCGGTTTTGAAGTTGTTGAGGCGCGTCGGCATAACGTCAGTCCACCAAGACAGCGTGCTCTCAAGCACTTGATCGCTTAGGTTGCGGCTGTCGTTCGGATCGTCAACGATAACCAGATCTCCGCCGTCGCCCATAGTCCGCGCGTCAACGGACGTTGCGATGCGATGGCCGCCTTGATCGTTCTCTACCCGCTCCTTGGTGTTCTGGTCGCCCGACAGAGAAAAAAGATTTCCCCACCTTGCCTGAAACCAACGGCTGTCGATCAGGCGCCGCGAGCGCACGTTGTCTCGGCGCGTCAGGTCGAAGGCGTAAGAACTAAATACCCATTGCAAAGATGGGTTCTGAATCCAGCACCAAACTGGAAAGTAGACGCAGCAAAGCGAACTTTTACTGAACCTCGGTGGAATATTAATTAAGAGATTTCTAATCTCTCCGCGATGCACGGCCTCAAGATGTTCTGCAATAGCCTGCACATGCCAGCCGTCTGTAAATTCTCGGCCGCCCTCGACTTGAGCCCATGCGTTCTTGACAAACTCGTGCAAGCTCTCCGTCGCCTTGCGCCGAGCCAGCAACTCCGCCGCAGCCTTGTGCGGGTCTATGTCAAGTTTCGGCGGCACGCTGCGCCTCGTGGTCGGCGACCGCTCGCGCCATCTGGCTCTCCAACACGAACCGCGCGGTGCCCGGCGTGATCGTGACCTCCTGCACGCGATGGTCGATCTGCATCGTCGCCATGTCGCCGCGCGTCCCGAGGCAGCGCACCGTGCGCACGGGCTGGCGGGGGTCTTGGGTGACGACCAAGATCACTGTACCGTCCCCGTGCCCGCATGATTCGCCTTGCTCGTCGTCACGAACAGCGGGTTGCCGGCCGCCGCCGTGTCCGTGATGAGCCGCAGTTGGTCCGCGTACTCTTGCGTCACGGCGCCGCCCTGCTGCTGCCGGATGCCCTCGACGCAATGCAGCACGGCCATGATGAGCCACCAGTCCGGCGGCTGCCCCTGCTGGCCCTCGATCACCCATCGCTCCGACACCTTGCGGGCCGCGCGCATGAACTCGGCGAGCATGTCCGCGATCATCCGCGATGCCGCGACCTGCTGCTCGTCGGCGTTGTGGTAGGTGGGGTCGGTCACTGTCCCCACCCGCTCGGCACGCCGTAGCTCGTCTCGTGGCCCGTGCGCCGCACCGTCACCACGCGCCGGGGCTCGGCCAGGGAACGCGGGTCGTCCTCGTAGACGACGCCTGCCGCCTCAAGCGCGTATCCGTGCTTGCACACGTCGTTGCGCTGGAGCAGCGTGTCGCGCTCGCTCTCGTAATGCTCGCCGCGCTTGAGCTTGCTCGCGTTGCCGCTCATCACTGTCGGGTAGGGGCCGCGCATGTTCATGCCTCCCTCAAAAAGGAATCTGGTCGTCGATCGCCGAGCCGCCGCCGGCAGCGGGCGCATGTCCGGCATCCGCGCCGTCGGGCTTCTTGTCTAGCAGCGTGAGGCTTCCGCCCATCTTCTGCAACACGATCTCGGTCGTGTATTTCTCGACACCCGCGTTGTCCGTCCACTTGCGCGTCTGGATCTTGCCCATCAAGTGCAGCTTGCTGCCCTTCTTGACGTAGCGTTCCACGATGTCGGCAAGCGGGCCGAATACCGAGACGCGATGCCATTCCACGCGATCCACGCGCTCGCCCGTGGTCTTGTCCTTCCACGATTCCGACGTGGCAAGCGAGAAGTTCGCCACCTTGTCGCCGTTCTGCATCGTCCGAATCTCGGGGTCTTTCCCGACATTGCCAAGCAAAATTGCGACGTTGACTCCAGCCATACTACCTTCCCTCCAAAGCCGCCCGCACCGCGGGGTTGACCAGCGCCGCGCGGACGCGCGACCCCGTACTCTTGACCTCGCGCAACTCCGCAAGCCCCGACTCCGGCCGCGAGTGCATCAGGCGCAGCAGCGCCAACTCCACGATATGTGTCGCCGGCACGCGCGTCCTTGCCGCCTCGCGCCGCACCCATGCCTCCACGTCCGGCGACACGAACACCATGAGGCCAACGCCGCCTTTCGGGCGACCGCGGGGGCGCTTGGCTACTCCGGCCACTTCCGCCCCCTCGCCAATTCCCAATACGCCTTCGCCGCCTCAAGCCGCTCGGTCTGCGCGTCCATGTACGCGGCGCCGTTGAAGTCGTCGGTGTCGATAGCCGCCCGCGCGTCCATCTCCGCAACCACCGCCCGCAGCAGCCGGTCGCGTGCTTGGAATATGTCGGTCATCGCGTCCTCCACACATACACCGCCCGCCGCCAGCCGCGCGCCGCCCACGCCGACGCCGCAGCCACAAGCCGCGACCACACAGCGCCGACCGACAGCGGGCCGTGCATGTCAGTCCTCCACGCGGCGCCAGCCTTCCGGCGTGTGCTCGCGTTGCCGCCGCACATGGTAGACGCCCTTCTCGAACATGATCGGCTCGTGCGTGTCCGTCGGCCGCAGGTGCTCCAGCGCCGTGGGTTCATTCACCTCAAGGAAGCAGTCCATGATGCTGTCCGGCAGCCGGTGCAGCGTCACGGTGTCGGCCTCCATGACGTGGTTGTGTCCCGTTTCGCTGTGCGCCACGACCACGACGCCCTTCTCCGCCGGCACCGGCACCGCCGCCTCCGGCAGCTTGTCGATGCGCCGGATGTACACGTCGCCCTGCGCGCACACGTTCTTGAAAGTCCGCATGTTCTCTCTCCTTCTTTCTTAGGTCCGATTTCTCAGGTCCGCACTTCGGGTTTCACGAACGTCTTGCCATCCAGCCCCCAGGTCCACGCCTGCGCCTCAAGCGCCGTCCGCATCTCGCGGGGCACGGGCAGAGCGAACTCGCGCTTCGTACCGCAGAGCACCCGCAAGAACCGCTCCTTGCCTGCATCTGGCAACTCGACCTCGACCAGCGTGCCGATCTCGGGGTCGTCATCCGCGTCGATCTCCCGTGCGTTAAGCTCGCGCAAGATAGCAGACCACCCGAGGATTTCGCACGCGGCACGGCGCTGCTCGACATTCTCGCACTTGAGCGCCACCGCCGCCGTCAGGCTCTTGCGATCCTCGATCCACTCCGCCGGAATGCGGACGCCATGCCAGTGATACAGCGACCACCCGTCGCGCCAGCGGTGGCTCGGTCCCGTCTCGCAATGCGGACGGTTGCGGTCGTCCACGCGCAGCACTTCGGGGAAGTCCGACACCATGCAGAACTCGGGATGCATGACGCGGAAGCCGCCGTGGATCGCGGCCTGCTCCCAATGCGCGTAGGCGTCGTGCTCCTTGAAACGCAAGCCGAGAATGTCGCGCGCCGAGCTCAAATAGCAGTCGTAGTACGCCCACATGTTGCCGCCTTGGTACACGTTGTACCAGTTCTTCGCGCACGCCACGCCGAGTGCGCCCGCAAGATCAAAACAGGCACGCGCTGCGCTTGTGTTAGCGGCGTCGGTCGCGGCGGCGGTCGCGGCGTAGGTCGCGGCGGCGGTCGCGGCGTAGGTCGCGGCGACGGTCGCGGCGTAGGTCGCGGCGGCGGTCGCGGCGTCGGTCGCGGCGTAGGTCGCGGCGGCGGTCGCGGCGTCGGTCGCGGCGTCGGTCGCGGCG